GGCTAGCTAGATGACCGTCCACGAACGTCCACGCTCGGCGCGCCTCCGGGCCACGTAAGTGGTTGTGGCGGCAGCTCCCCAGGTTAGAGCGCAGGCCTGTCACGCCTGAGGTCGCGGGTTCGAGCCCCGTCGGCCCCGCCAAGCTCCAAGTGGTTGACCGGGAAGGAGATGCGGACGCGCAGAAAGCTGCACGGAAGCCGGATCCGAGGCCCCGGCGTCCACACGGCGTCCACATCGCGTCCACACCCCCCTCCGGACGGTTCACTTTTCGGCACGCTCCGGTAGCCGGCTACCGTTTCACCAGCTCGATCCGAACGAGCTTCGCCTCGCCATCGCCCTTGACCGAGACCTTGACCCGCTCGTCGTGGCGGTAGACGAACTCCTGCGAGTCCGCGGGGAGCTCGAGCGACCCACCGGCGCGCCGCAGCAGCACCAGCATCGCGAGGTGGGCCTCGTAGGCGTAGGCCTCCCGGTTCCCGATCAGCGGCGCCAGCTCGATCATCGAGACCGGCAGCCTGGCCTGGTAGGTCTCCAGCGTCCGGAGGCGTCGGGCAAGGCTCTTGAGCCGGCCCTCGGCCATCTTCACGCGGCTCCTGGCGGAGTCGGCCTCGAGCAGCGCCTGGCGGCGCTTCGCCTCGGCCTCCTCGAGGATCTCGAAGGCCTTCCGGCGGGCCTGCTGAAGGACCTTGCGGTCGGGGCTCACACGACGTTCAAGCTCTCCCATGAGCCGGGACGTCCGGACGGTCTTCAGGTCGATCGACTTCCCGCTCATCGCCCCACCCCACCTGCCTCGGTCCCTACCCCAGGGGGTTCGGTCACCACCCCACCCTTCTCGGTCACCACCCCAGGGGGCTCGGTCCCCGGCTCGGACGGTTCCGGGCCCACGAGCTCCTGCCAGTAGGTGTCGCGGGTCTCGTGGACGTACTCGCCATCCTGGCTCACCCACCAGCCCGGCCGTAGGGGAATCGGGGTGCGCTCCAGGAGAGCGATGGAGAAGTTCCATGGCGCTTTCATCACTTGGTACCGGTAGGCGATGAGCACCATCTCCTCGGGACGCGGCAGCACGACGTCGGAGGATCTCCATGGTGAGGTGCCGTCGGCCACCTGGCGACGCTTGACCAGCTCGTCCATCACCGCGCAGAAGTAGTTGGCGAGGGCGCCACCGGCCTCCGCTGCACGCTGTCGCAGCTCTTGCTCGCGGTTGTCAATGGATCTCGCGAAGCCCATCACAGCTCCTCCACCGGGAAGGCGCGCCGCTCGACCATTTCGAACTCGACGACGTGGTCACCCTTGCGGGTCGTCTTCCACTTGCTCATCCTGAGGTGGTTCTTGAGGTGCGAGAGCTTTCCCCAGACGGCGCCCTCGCGGGTGTAGTCGCCGTCACGTGTCCTCCACTCGCCCTCGGCGTTCCTCACGCGGTAGACGAGCCGTCGAGGATTTCCTTCGCGGGGACTGGATCCTGAAGCCATTTTCTACTCCTTCAAATTCAAGCGCTCTCCCGCTCGTTTGCTAGCGAACAATCTAGACCGACTGGGTTGACGTTTCAGGGGAAACCTGGCGAACATTTCCGGGAATCCTGGCGAGCTTTTCCGGGGAACCTGGCGAGCTTCATGGGAAAACCTGGCGAACTTCACCGAGATCCGGGCTGGCTCGAGGGGAAATCGCCCCGCCGCCCCCCGGAAAATTGGCCCGCCCCTACGACTTTCGTTGACCCCGACCGACCGACCGGGCCCCGAGGTCCCGAGGCCGGGCCGAAGGGGCCCCGACCGACCGGCGCCGACGGGGTCCTTGACACCCAAAGGGATATTCATATCCGGATTGTATGGTATCGCTACCTGGTAGGCCCGGAAGGGGCCCGGAAGGGGCCCGGAATCGCGCGGGAAGGGGCCCCGTGAGGGGCCCCCGTGAGATCCGGAGTCGATCTAGGGTTACTAGCAGCCTAGAACGGCTCCGATGGTGGCGCCTACGATGATCCAGAGCGTGAGACGGGTCAGGACTGTCGCGACGATACCGGCTCCGGCGACGGCCGGATCCCATTCGCGGCGCGCCATTAGAAGGGTACTTCCTGAGACGGGGAGGCCCCTAGACGGCGCCAAGTGACCCAAAGGGTAGCCTGATACTCATGGGGGAGCAGTCCGACCTTACGGGCCCCACGGGCGAAGTGATCTGCGAGGTACCGGTACTCTGCGTCCGAACGGATTTCGGCCGCGGCGTCCCCGCGAAGCTGGTACGCGGCTCCGCGCGCGTGACGGTCAACCGTTACCGGGCCCGGCGTGTCGGGGTTGAGGATATTCGCGTAGAACGCGCGCACCTTGAGGCCGCCAAGGATCTCGAGCGGATCCCCCCCGCGGAGGATGGCCCTAGCTTTCTCCACGTTCCGTCGCCCGTACGTTCCGACCGCGGGGAGCGGCTCAGCGTAGACGTAGGCCGCAAGGAGCGCCTCCGCATCTTCGAGGTTCTTTTCCCACCGCGAGCCGGGACTGATGGCGGCGATCACTCCTACCGCCTGAGGGAGCGTCACGCCGTACCGTTCGGCGAGCTCGCGCGCGGTAGAGTTCGCCTCCCGGTACCAGCGGATCCCGTGCGCCACTTCGTCCGGTGTCGCAAGGCTCCACACGGCGGAAAGGTTGCGGTTGATGCGGCGCGAGGGCCGCGTATAGCGTCGACGAATGGCCATGCTGTTTACCTCCCGTTCGGCTGCCACTAGGCGCCTAATCGAGCCGCTAGCTTGCTCTCTAGCGGCTCTGGTAGGCGTCTAACTCGTGACTGCCTGAATGGTCGAGAGGATGGGAGCGATTCGACCATCGCGCGCGAGAACGGGGAACCGCTCCGCAACCCGGAGTGCATCGGAGAAGCGCGGGGCCCGATCGGTCGCGACGATCGCGGAGGGGGACGTCTTGATCGTCTCGCCGCTCCGGAGCTGGACCCGGATGTACCCATTACGGGTACGGTTGAGCGTCACGGCGGGCTCGACGGAGCCATCGGCGCGCCGGATCACGACGTCCGGGCGGAACGCGACCGTCGGCCAGGGGGCGGATTCGAGAGTGACGTTACGGGTCATGGTAGTTGCCTTTCTAGTTAGCTCGCGAGCGCGAGCGGTTGAATGAGCGTGGAGGAGACCAGGGGATGGACGTTGACGCAGGCGAGGCGCTGGCGGTAGAGGGTCTCGACATCGGCCCGGAGAGAACGGCTCACCCGTTCCGCATCCTCGGCCGGGACGATCACGTAGTACGTCCGGAGAGCATCGCGGTAGACGTAGCCGTCGGAGGGATCGCGCCATGCTCCGGCGACGTCCGGGCCGCGCGTATAGCCGCCGTAGAGCGAGAGAAGGGACGTCTCGAACCGCTCGTGTTCGGCGGCCGTGAAGGGGATTCCCTCGTTCGAGGCGAGCGGGACCAGGGCCTCCACGATGGCGGCGGGTCTCACAAGTCCGCCGGTGTCGGGGCCGAGGACCTTCACCGTGCCCGCATAGATCCGCTTCGCCTCTTCGCGGATGATCCGGTCTGCTCCTTTGCGCATCCCGCGCGCCTTGACGGTGATCACTTCGTCACCCGGTCCCATGCGTCAGAAGTGATTGGCGGAACGGAAACGGGTGGGAAAGCGACGAGCGCGAAAGCGCGCGCGAGCCTGTACTGATCGAGCGAAAGCACGACGGGGAATCCGCCCCAGTGACGCTCCGAGAGGAAGAGGGAGCCCGGAACGCTGTTCGAGACGAGCGGATGCGGGAGGGGTTTCTGGTAGGCGTCGCCGGAGCGGGTGATCTGGTGCGCGCGGATGGTGGGGAGCAGTCCACCGTGCCCGATGTTCACGTTCTGAAAGAAGTAGGCGAAGTGAAACGGGGAGGGGGCGGGATTGACGGGGGCGGGATTCATCGGGTCACTCCAGGTCCCGACGGTAACCGTAGTTGCGCTGGCCGTCCGGCGTCTCAACCCACGCCGCGAACACGTCCGGGACGTTGTCTCCCGTACCGGGGCGCGCGTCGTAAAACGCCTGATACAGGTCCTTGATGTGGGTGTCATAGGAGGTTCCGTCCGGGACCTCGACCTCGACCGTTCCGCGGTAAGGGATCGTGATCTTCATCGCGCCACCGTCACGCGCGTCACTTCCGCGACGATGTAGCCGTGGGCGTAGGCGTGATGCTCGTCGGACCGCAGCTCCTTGCGACGCGGGGTGTCGTCCGCATCGCATCGCAGGTACAGGTAGCCGTCGGACTCGACGACGGCGACGGACAGGTAGGCGTCGGGGTTCGGCTTCATGGAGTACCTCCGGGGGGAAAGGTAGTCCGCGCGCTAGCGTGCTGTCAAGGGGAAAGCGTGGTCTAGATGGGACCATGGCTCTAAACGAGGAGCCGGAGGTCCCGTTTCAGCTTTGTATCGCAAAGCGCTTTGTGGAGTAGAGTGGGCGAACTTCCGGCCGCGGGAGAGGCTCGGGAGATCCGGGCCCGGCGGAGGGGGCGGATCCGTCCTGCGAGGGACGGCCCACGGCGCGCAAGGAGCCACGATCGCACCCGAGGTGCGGCTGGGGTAGCGGGTCGGACCCGATCGCCCGTTCTAGGCGCCGGAAACGGCCCCGAGAGCGCGCGGGCCGCTCGTGGAGCGGGTCTAGGCGCCTCTCAGAAACGGGTGATTCGGACAACTGCGGGCGGATGCGGCCGGATGGCTCCCGGAGCGGCTCGGGAAGGCCCCGCCCCCCACCCGGAGGGGGGGTCGACCCCCTCCCCCGCCGGGAGCCCGAGGTGGTCCTATCCACCAATTCCCTCCCCCACTTTCCCTGAACATCGCGTCCCCACGGAAAGCAAGCTACCGATTTCCCACGCTACCCCCTTGACAACTTGGTTCCGCTGGACCCATATTCCCCGCACGTCAGATCCGAGAGAGGAGAAATCGAACATGGCATTCACCAGTGACCAGGTCATCGACAAGATCAAGAAGCTCCTGAGGCTCGCAGAGCGGGCCGGGACGCCCGAGGAGGCGGCTGCGGCTGCCTCGATGGCGAGTCGTCTCCAGGAGGAGTACCGGATCGAGTCGCTCACGCTCGAGGCGGAGGGCTCGGTCGTTGTCGAGGAGATCGGCCAGGAGGCTCTCGACTCTGTCTTCAAGAACGCTCCACGCTGGCGGGGGCGCCTCTCGGTGGCCATCGCCAGGGCGAACGGCTGCCACGTCTACTACAAGTCCGTTCCAGACGGGAAGCGGCTCATGGTGGTGGGGCGGCTGTCGGACCAGCGGGTGGTGATCGAGCTCTTCCACTCCCTGGCCGCCGAGATCGACCGGCTGGCCGCCCGCTACATCCGCGAGTCCTTCGGCGGGCGCTCGGCCGGCGCCGACTTCCGCCAGGGTGCGGTCGATGCCATCGGCCGGCGCCTGCGGAACGACCTGAAGCGTCGCGAGGAGACCCGGCCCGTCGGCTCGGCCGCGATGGTCCTGCTGGCCAAGAACGACCGTGCCGTCGAGACCTGGGCCAAGGCGGCGATCGGTCAGTCGTTCCACTACCGGCGCTCGGCAACCGGCCGCAGCAACGATGCCCGGCTCGCCGGCTACTCCGCCGGCTCCTCCATGAAGCTGACCCGCGAGGCGAAGCTCGGCACTGGTTCGATGCGCCAGCTCGTGGGTGGCCGATGACCCCCAGCCCCTACCAGCAGGCCATCTACGAGTGGAAGCGCTCCGGCACCGGTCACGGGGTGGTCGAGGCGGTCGCCGGTTCGGGCAAGACGACCACCCTCGAGGCCGTCTGCCGGCTGATCGGGCCGCGGGAGAAGGGTCTCTTCGTCGCCTTCAACCGCGAGATCGTGGCCGAGCTCGTCCGCCGGAAGCTCCCCGAGAACGTCAGGGTCTCTACCATCCACTCGTTCGGGTCGTCGGTGATCCGGCGCGCCGTCGGCAACGCTCAGGTCGAGGAGTACAAGTACTCGAACCTGGTGGACGCCCAGGCGAAGGGTCTCGCGATGGCGGTCTACGGCGACACCACTGCGTCCTCACTTCGTGAGGTTCGTTCGGTTCTCGAACAGCTCGTGAAGTTCACGCGGCTTCACCTGGTGGACCCGCGAGACCTCACGGCTCTCGACGAGTGCGCCGACCGGTTCGGCGTCGACGTGGATCCGGCCCACCTGAAGAGCTACGCGAGGGCACTGGCGGCCGTCCTCGAGGACGGGAAGAAGCTCGCGGCGAAGGGGGTCATCGACTTCGTCGACATGTTGTGGGCGCCGATCGTCCTGAACCTGCCGGTGCCTCCCCACGACACCGTCCTCGTCGACGAGTGCCAGGACCTCAACCGGGCCTCGCTCGAACTCATCCTCCGGGCAGTCGGGCCAGCCGGACGGCTCCTGGCGGTGGGCGACTCTCGCCAGGCCATCTACGGCTTCGCTGGCGCCGACACCGAGAGCTTCCACGAGATCAGCCGGCGGACGAACGCGACGAAGCTCCCCCTCTACGTCAGCTACCGGTGCCCCAGGAAGGTCGTCGAGCTCGCCTCCAGGTACGCGCCGATCGAGGCCTCGCCGACGGCCCTCGAGGGCAACGTCGTCCCGGCCAAGTATCACGACGTCTTCGCCGAGGCGCGCCCCGGTGACCTGATCCTGAGCCGCACCAACGCCCTCGGGATCAAGACCGTCCTCAAGTTCCTCGCCAAGCGGGTGCCCTGCCGGATGCGGGGGCGCGACGTCGCCAAGGGGATCCTGGCCGCGATGGACGCCGCCGATCGCCACGCGAAGGGTGACTTCCGGAAGTTCCCCGAGTCGCTCGAGTTCCTTACGTCGAAGCGCTGCGAGAGGCTCTACGCGAAGGAGGGCGGCGAGGCCAAGGCCGAGGCCGTCCGCGACATCGCCCTGGCGATCGAGGCCTGCCTGGACGGCTTCCCCGACGTCGAGGACTACCAGTCCTTCCGGGCCGCCGTCGACGGCCTCTTCGCCGACAGCGGCAACGCGATCTGGGTGAGCTCCATCCACCGCGCCAAGGGGCTCGAGGCCGAGCGGGTCTTCATCTTGGCCCACGACCGTCTCCCGATGAAGTTCAAGAACCAGACCCCCTCCCAGGCTCTCCAGGAGGTCAACCTCCTCTACGTGGCAATCACCAGGTCCCGGTCAACCCTCTATCTCGTCGCCAGCGAAGAGGCGGCGACCAACGCAAAGGAGCGACAGGCAGCATGAAACTCGACATCAGCGCCCCCTTCGACCTCGCCGAGAACCTCTGGGAGCTCAGGCTCTCGTGTCAGCACCGCGGGTGCACGTGGGTCCACGTCGACAACAGTGCCGCCGTGGCCATGAACCCGTTCCTGGCTCGCAACAACGCAGTCGATGCCGTCCGGCTGCACCACGAGAGGGACCACAACGACTCCTGGAGGAAGCTGGCCGAGGACGCCGTGAGGCTCGCGCAGAACTTCGGCGCGGGAACCGCCGCGTTCTACGAGCGCGCCAAGCGCCTCGGCGAGGTGACACGATGAACATCAGGTTCGCGGGCAAGGCAATCGCGGGGCTCGTCACGGCGGGCCTCGCCAAGATCATCGGGCCGGCCAAGGGGGTCGCCCAGTCGTCGGAGGACGTCGAGGCGCTCCAGCGGGCCGAGGCGAGGCGCATCCGTCGTCGGGTCAAGCTCCAGCTCAAGCTCCAGAGCAACGGGGGGCGGCTGTGAGTCTCGAGACCTGGAAGGAGGAGTTCTACCCGGTCCCGGCGGGCGCGGTGTCGCGCGAGGATGCCCTCGACCACTCGATCCGCAAGTGGGAGGGGCTCAGGCCCGAGAACCTCAGGCGCCATGGGCTGATGCGGGACGGGCTGATGCGGCGCGCGATCACCGAGAAGAACGGGATCGGCGGCATGCACATCGACGCCGGGTCCTGCGCTCTCTGCAGACACCACGAGAAGCCCATCGGTCGCTGCTACGACTGCCCGCTCTACCTGGTGCGCGGGAGCCGGTGCGACACCCCGACGGATACGGAGGCTCTCTCTCCGTACCAGAGCTGGCTGAAGTCCGGCTCGCCGGTCGCGATGCTCGAGCTTCTCGATGCGGCCAAGGCGGCCAAGCCGAAGGAGGTGAAGTCGTGAGGGACTTCATGGGCGCCGAGATCCAGCCGGGCGACTACGTTGCCTACGGGGTGAGGCGCGGCAACACCGGTGACCTCCGGGTGGGGCTGGTGCTCGAGGTGTTCCCGCCCAATCCCTCCTGGCACCGGGACCAGGGCAAGGTCAAGGTGCGCGGCTGCGAGCCGGGCTGGCGGCCGGGTGAGCCGTTCAGCTTCTCGAAGGTCTGCGGGTACCTCACCGACGGTGAACGCGTCATCAGACTTCACCCCGCCCAGGTGAGGCGGGAGATCATCGACGGGCTCGGCGGGCCCACCAAGAAGGAGACGGAAGCGTGAATCGTGATTCGCTCGGAGTCGAGGTCCCTCCGCCGGAGCCCGGCGTCAACGTCAACCACTGCGGCGGCTGCGGGGGACGCCTTAGTGCCTTCCAGAAGGAGGCCACCTACTGCACCTGCGGATCCGCCAGTACGCGCGTTCTCCTGGTCACGCTGAAGGCCATCGCGACGGAGCTCCGCCTCATCCGGGAGCTCGGCGAGCGGCTGGAGGGTGAGGGCCCCGACGACGTCATGGGTTCCGCCGGCTCAAGATAATCCTTGACACTAGCTCGCTGGCGACCTAACTTAACACCATGAAGTGCGCGATCTACACCAGGGTTTCCACCGACGACCAGAACCTGGGGCTCGACGCCCAGGAGGAGCGCTGCCGCGCGTTCGCGGCGCTCCGCGGCTGGGAGATCTACGGGGTCTACGTGGACCGCGTCAGCGGCACCACCGACCCGGAGGATCGCCCCCAGGCGTCGGGGATGCTCGAGGACGCGCGCGCTCGGGAGTTCGGCGTCGTCCTCGTCCTGCGGCTCGACCGGGTCGTCAGGAACGCCGAGACGACCCTCCGGCTGGTCCGCGAACTGGGCGAGGTCGGGGTCGACCTGGTGAGCGCCACCGAGCCCATCGACACGACCTCGCCATTCGGGAAGGCGGCGCTCGGGATGATCGCCGTCTTCGCCGAGCTCGAGAGGAATCTTATCGCCGCCAGGACGAAGGAGGCGCTCCGGGCGGCACGCGCCAACGGCACCAAGCTCGGGGCTCCAAAGTTCGACAACCCCGAAGCCATCGCCCTGGCGAAGGACCTGAGGGCCGCCGGCTGCACCCTCAACACCATCCGCCAGGAGTTCGTCAACCGCGGCATCCCGACCGTTCGGGGTGGCGCCTGGACCGAGACGGCGATCAGCCGCCTCATCAAGGAGTAGTAATGATCAAGTCCGTCACGTCCGCCAGCGGTAAGGTCTTCGTCCAGATCCAGTCCGGTGGTGTGCCCAGCAACTTCGTCAACGTCGACACGTTCCTCGGCCTCGCCATCCGGAGCGGCTCGCTCCTCACGGAGATCATCGGGACCGGTCACTCCGTGCTGATGACGGAGACGCCCCTCCTCGACATCGTCGCCGCCGCCCCCGGCAGGTTCGTCAAGGTGACGCTCGGCTCGGGTGCGTTCCCCGAGGAGGGGCAGAAGGTCGTCTACCTGAACCAGGACTCGATCAGCGGCGTCCTCGAGCTGGACGGCCAGACGATCGTCTCCACCGCCGCCATGCCGGCACCGATGCCGGTCCTGGAGACGGTCGACGAGGTCATGGCCCAGCTGGCCGGCGGGGCCTCCGCCGCCGTCGCCAAGGCGGCTTAGGGAACCGACCACCCGGAATGAAAACGGGCCCCCGTGAGGGGGCCCTCTTCGTCGGAGGCAAAATGATCAACAGGGACCTGAACCGACTGAACGAGGAGTGGAGTCCGGGACGCAAGGAGTCGGTCTACCCGCCCTCGCCCGCGGCGGAGCCGGGCGAGGAGTGGACGGTGGTGGGGTGCGACTCGTTCGACGGAACCACCTACGCGGTCGGCCGCTACCCGACGTTTGATGGCGCCATGGACGTCGTGCGAGCCAAGACGGCGGAGCACGAGAAGAGCCAGCCGGGCGGAATGCTAGACCGCTTCTCCGCTCACCGGACGCGCAAGGCGGCCGGTACGGCCAAGGCGCCCGAGCCGGGCGAGATGAGCGACTCGCACGTGGAGTCCAACCTGACGACGCCCAGGGACTGCGAAGTCCCGTACGAGACGGCGACGCGCATGGTGACCGAACTCTTTCACCATCTCGCCGCGCTCCGGGCCCGCGCCGAACGGGCGGAGAAGCGCGCGGACGAGGCGAACGAGGCGTGCCGTGACGAGGCCCGTGAGTCCGCGCGGCTCCGCGCCCGCCTCGCGACCGCCGAGGCCGAGGCGGCGCGGCTGCGGCGAGAGCTGAACGAAAACGCCGGACTCGCCGAAGGCGCGGTAGTCGAGATCGCCGCCCTCCGCGCCCAAGTCGAACGGCTCGTGGAGGCGGGGGCGAGGCTGGAGTCGATTGTTAGGGGCTTCCGCGCACGATCCACCGAGTTTGACGACACGGAAGCGCTCGATGTGGCGCTCGCCCGCTGGGCCGCCGCCCGCGAGGTGAAGCCGTGAGGGTGCGGATTGAGCTACTCCGCGGCGCTGGCGGCAACGTGTTGAGTCTGGTCGAAGGCAAGAACCAGGGGCACCGCATCGCCGGGCCGAAGGGTAACGGTGCTTTCGATGTGATACAGGAATTCGTCTGCGACATTCCGAACGACGTGCTGGCGCGCGGAGCCGCCTACCAGGCTGGCCTAGACGCCGAGGCGGAGGCTGCACGCGCCGTTCGTCGGTCCGCCCGCGGCGAGAAGGGGGGCGCGTGAGCAGCCACGCCGCGAAACGCCGCAAGCGCACGAACACGAGGCGCCGCGAGGCCGACCTCCGCGCCAACCTGATGCCCGGCGATCTGGAGGCCGGTGTCGAGTGGGTGCCGAAGAAGGAGCCACGAATCCCGCCGCTGGAATCGGGGAAGGGGGGCGCGTGAGACGCGTCCCGTATTGGCTCGCAGGTTGCTCGACCCTTTTCGCGGCCGTATGTCTCCTGGTGGCGGCTGTGGTCATTGCACTCGGCGGTGCCCGGTGACCGCCGCCGAGCGCGTGCTCGCGGAAACGCGCGTCAGCTTCTGGGACGTGGACAAGTGGATGACGCGACACCCTGCGTACCTGAGCATGCCGCACGACGTGGTGGCGCTGGTGCTGGAGGAGCGCGGCATCAACCGCGACAGCGTGCGCGCGATCTATCCGGACCCGATCGCGTCGTCGCTCGACTACATCATCCAGTACGAGTCAACGCCAGTCGCGGCCCCGCGCCCCGGCGCGGGGGAGGAGAAGTAGCGATGCGATACGTACCGCCCGACTTCGCGGCACTGACGACGCCGCGCGATGTGAGCGAGTGGCACGACGATGATGGCGATGTGCTCTGGTGGCTCCTCCTTGACGGGCACACCGTCTCGGAGCCGCCGGAGGTTGGCTCGCCGTTGGTCGTTGACTGGTACTACGACCAGTATCTCGACGGCGACAATCGCTTCCACAACCCAAAGTATCCGGAGGCGCGGCTCGTCTGGACGCCGCTCCCGCACATCGCGCGCTACGACGCCCCCGCCGGGGCCGCGAAGGAGGAGTGATGAAGCACTACACCAGCTTCGAGACCAGCGTGGCACTACGAGCAGCCGGTGCGCCGCAGGGGGACGAGGAGCAGACAGGGGTCGGCGCTACGTTCTGGCGTGCCTATCGCTCCGGGCACCACGCTTCCCCGGGGAAGCCCCTTCGCTGTTTCGAGGTGCGCCGTCCGGGGTGGACTTGGTCGCCTGGATCGGTTGACGGCGCGGAGTCCGATGTTGAGGGGATGGCCCGCTCGTGGCGCCTCGACGAGCTTCTGGAGGCGCTGGCGGCCTTCGCCGTCGTGGCGTTGCGGCGACACCCCGTATACGGGGACGGGGCCGGCTGGTATTGCGAGGCGCGCATGAGTTCCGTCGGCCTGAGCGTCGCCGACGGAAGCGGACACGGCTCATCGTCCGTCGAGGCGGCGGCGGCCTGCTGGCTCGCGGTGATGCGGGCAAAGGAGTCGCCCCGTGCCTGAGCCCGCCAGCGCCGCGCTGAGGCGGCTCCACGAGGAGGCGACGCCGGGACCGTGGCGGCACGAGGACGATACAAACCCGGAGCTGGTGACGGCCGGATGCGACGGCGACGGCGCCTATCTCTACGTGATGGACGCCTCGTGGTCCAACCGGGAGCCTGCGGACCTGGCGCTGATCACGACCCTCCGCAACACCGCCGACGCGCTCGCCGACCTCGTGGAGGCTGTGGAGGCCATGTCCGCCGCACACCGCACCGCCGGAGGCGGTACGTGTCCGTGGATGGCAACGACCGACTGCCGGTTCTGCCGCGCGCTCGCCGCGCTCGCGGCCCAGCTGAGGGCACGATGACGCATACCGAACTGACCGACGCCCTCTATGAAGTTGCCCCGCGGCGCGGCGAGGACTCCGGTGACGGTGCCTCTCGTCTCCGCGCCTGGCGATCCATCGAGCGCGGCTTCGCGGAGCTGCGAGAGCGCGTCACCCACCTCGAGAAGCAGCGGGATGACCTTCAGCGCTGCAACAATACGTATTTGGAGAGGATCCGGACCCTGGAGTTCGGAGGGAGGCCATAGTGGCAAAGGGAAGACCGAGGAAGAGCAACGACGAGAAGCGCAGGGGCTTCGTGTTCCGGTTGACCCCGGACGCACTGGAGATCGCCGAGGGCCAGCGGCTGAAGGCTCAGGCGACGGGGGTGCTGCGGTCCATTAGCCAGATCGTGGGCCAGGAGGTCCTCGAAATGGCGCTCTACATGCGCCTGGAGGGACGTCCGGTGGAGCCGAAGCAGCGGGCCCACCTGAGCCTCAGCCCGGCCGAGGCGAGGGCCCTGCAGCAGATCGCCGACAACTGGGGGGTCGACGTGAGCTCGGCCCTGGAGGTCGTCCTGAGGCTGCGGGCGGGGGCCTTGACGAACGTCTACGAGGGCCCCTATCGTCTCCAGCGGAAGGGCACCAAGGAGGTGGGATGATGCTCGCGACGATGTTCCTGCTGGCCCAGCTCGCTGGCGGTCGACCCGTGGTGGCCACGCCGGGGCTGCCGCCGACCTGCAGCCCGGACCTACCGAGCGGCACGGTGTGCGTGTGGCGCGGCTACCCGGTGCAAGTCCCGTCGCAACAGCACCCCGACAGGTCGATTCTGGTGTCGGTCCTCTCGACGGAGCCGCCCCCGACGCCGGGCACGAGCGGCAACCTCTTCATCCGGAAGGGGGCCATCCGCATCGTGCTGGAGTACGCGGAGGCCTGCGCGGACGCCGACACGTACGAGTACAGCCTGGACTTCGGGGCGTCCTGTCCTCTGCCGGGCCCTACGGAATGAAAAAACGGGGGAAGGGGCCCGCCAGCCCCCTCCCCCGTTGACCCACCGGAGCCCGTGCCCCGGAACTATGGAATGCGCCCGACGGCGACGATGAGCATGCGGCTGCCGGCCGCGATCGAGAACGTGCCCGCTCCGCCGCTCAGCTTTCCCTGCATCTTGATCGTGTAGGAGGTGTTGCCGGTGAGGGCGACCGTCCACGCGCCGATGATCGGTACCCGCTCGTTGTTGGTCTGAGGGTTCCAGATGATCTGGTTCGAGTCGGCCGACCCGTTCACCACGAGCTCACCGAGGAAGCCGCTGCCAGTTGCCGTCATCTTGGCGTCCAGGACGGCCAGGACGATGGCGCGGCAGTCGGAGGGTGGGGTAAAAGTGGTGGTGAGACCGTTGAGGTCGGTCGCCGTCGTCGAGTTGATCGTGGTGGCGGTCCCGACGATCATCGGCTCGATCCAGGGGGCGATCCTGGACGACTCGAGCGTCACCAGTGAACCCCGCTTGTCGAGCGCCGAGTAGACCGTCGACCCGAGCAGGAGCGTCATCTGGTTGACAGTCGGGCTTGCGACGTTCTGAAGGAGTAGCGGGGCACTCCCCGCCGCGTTCGGGTTGGCGGCGAAGCGCCCGGCCAGCATGGCGCCGTCGATGTTCATGTTGCCGGACTGGGCGGTACCGGGCGACGTTGTCTGGACGCGGGCGACGACGTCTGAGCCGCTTGCGCTCGAGATGAACTGCTTGTCGCTCGACGCCCAGGAGCCGAGGACTCCGGCGGTCGTCACCGCCCTGACGCTGACGTGGCCCTCGGATCCCTGGGAGCCGTAGCCGAGCAGGTCTAGGGTATAGGAGCTGTAGCCGGGGGCTACGAGCGTCAGGGGCGCCTCAGTAGTCGGCTCGTCGCCGAACATGATGCTCGGGAGCTGCCCGGTGCGCGTAGAGCTCGAGGAGCCACCGACGGTGATGTCGTACCGGTGGATGGCCGTGTTCTCGGTGAAGGTGTAGAGCTGTAGCTCGAGGACCGCAAACCCGACCGTGTCCGCCTGCACCATGCGCCAGTACCGGTGGGCGTACCGGCAGGGCCACTCCCAGGTGACGGTCCAGGTGGCGGAGGCCCCCGCGACGGACTTGGTCGTGAAGGTGGGGCTGGTCGCGTCGACCCAGGTTGAGCCGTCATCGCTCCACTGCCACCAGACGCCCGCGACAGCGCTGGAGGCGGCCCCGCTAGAGGCGGCCGTGATGGTGAGGTCGACCTTGCCGAAGCGGGCGGAGGCCCCGGCGCCGAGGTCCAGCTTGACGTAGGCGTAGTTCGCCGGCACCGTCGATGAGGTCGGTGCGGTGGTCAGCGCGGTGGCCCCATTCGAGCCGTCGTTGATGGCCGACGCCGTGACGCCGGTGCAGTTAGTGGTGCTCCAGTAGGAGGACCCGTAGAGTGAGGCGGCGTACGCGGCGCGCGGCGGGCCGATGGCCAGGTACTGGAGGCTCGACGAGAAGCCGAGGATCGGCGCGCCGGGTGCGGCGTAGGGGTCGCTGAAGAGCGTGCCGGGGGTGGTGTTGGCGGTGGTTGACGTCGAGGCGTAGACGGCCGAGTCGTATTCCCTGGCCTCGATTCCGTACTCCCCCGTCGGGAGCCGCTTCACGGTCTCGATGAGCAGCCTCTGGGCCGTGAGCCCGATACCGGCCGTCAGGGTCACCAGGGCCCCCTTGTAGAGCCGGACGCCGACCCACGGTGACGTCCAGGTGACTCGGAGGTCGGCCTCGGCCAGCTTGAGGTAGTAGTTGGCGATGCGGGCGGCGTGGACCGCGTCGGTGATTCCGGGGAGGTTGTACTTGGTCTCCCTGAGGCCAACTGTCGCCGGGGCCGTAAGACCCTGGCTGTCCCGCTGGATGGGGATCTGCTTGTAGTTGTTGGAGGCGTCCGAGAACCAGACCGTTACGCGAGTGGGCTTGTCGATGGGGTCGGTGGTGGTGGCCGTGACGTCCTTGGCGTTGGTGGTGTCGAACGCGACGAGGACGTCCTCCTGGGCCACGTCCACCCGGATGCAGAGCTGGCCGTTGTCCTCGTAGAACTGGGCCCCGCAGTAGGCGCGCATCGTCTCGAAGACGGCCCTGGCGGATGTCTCAGCGTTGATGACGATCCCGGCCTGGTAGTAGCCGCTCGAGCCGGTTTCGGTGGCGTGGTCGGCGTCGGCCGCGCCCCTGCCGAAGTTCGCGGTGTTGATGTCGGCCGCCGCAATCCCCGCACCGTAGACGCCATCGGTGGCGAAGTCGAGGATCTGGAGGACCGGGTTCGTCGTCCACGAGACGGTGTTAGGCGTGACGGCTGAGGCCTGGGTCTCGATGTACCCGTAGTCATCGGACTTGATCTGGAGGGACGACCTGGTGACCCTCAGGACGGTGGAGGCCGGGATCCCGTAGATGCGGAGGCGCGCCGTTCCGGTGCCGGAGCCGGTGTTGGTGAGCCGGTAGGTGCGCCAGTTGGTGTCGACCGTGATCGACTGGGTGGTGGCGCTCGAGCCCTTCTTGACCTCCATCGTGCCGGTGAAGGAGCCCGAGGCGACGCGCATCCGGATCGTGCCCGTCAGGGGATCCCCGGAGGCCAGCCCGAGCGCGACGTCGCGGTAGAACTCGTAGGTGCCGGGCGTGGCGCTGAAGGTGTACTCGCTGGCACTGGTACCGCCCCAACCGTCAGACGCGCCGCCGGTCCCGGACTTGCCGTCGGCCGACACCGTCGGGAAGGTGGTTGCGCTCGACCATCCGCGGGTTGAGCGGAAGTCGTTGCTGTAGGTGATGCGGTTCTCGCGCGGGTCGCTACAGAGCTTGCCCTGGACGACGAAGGTGAACTTCTCGGCCGCCGCGTAGGCCTCGTATTCGCTGAAGGGGTAGTCGATCCTCGCGTAGGCGAGCAGCGGCAAGCGGTACGTGCCGCCCGCGTAGAAGGAGTCGAGCCCGATGGCCGCCTGGGTAGCCGTGCCCGTGAAGTAGGTGATTGTGACGCCGCTCGGTGTGGCGTCGTTGATCTTGCAGGAGGTGACGGCGTTGATCGGGCCGGCGCAGATCCCGACGAAGATCGACCAGGTCGTGACGTTGTTCCCGCGCCAGAGGACGCGTCCCTCGACCTGCTGGAGGCCGTAGACGATCGGGACCTTGGTCCCGTACGCGAGCGTACCGACCTTGGCCGTCGAGGAGTTGACGTCCTTAGGCGACGGGGGCGCCGACGGATACACGGGGTCGTAGGGCCCGGTGAACGGGCCCCTCGGGTAGACGTGGCCGTCACCGCCCCGCACGACGGTGTTGGCGCCCCTGACCCCTCCGGGAAGCAGTACGGTGTGCGGCACTACCGGGCCTCCTCGATCAGGAGACCGGTCGTCACGAGGGTGCGTGCGAAGTTGCGGAAGGAGATCTTGTCGTTGCCGAAGCGGCAGTTGAAGCCGGCACGTCCGGTGGCCTGCCACTCGATGATGCCGTCGGTAGCGGGGGCGACCGAGAACGTGAAGACGTCGCGGCCGTCGGTTCCGGTCCCGAGGCTCAGGGAGCCCGCGGCAGAGCTCCCGTTGACGTAGGCGGTCCCGGAGCTCGAGGACTTCATCGGCAGCTCCCAGGCGGTCGTGGAGCCGTTGCCGACGCCCACGTACAGCTTGGGCCAGCGGATACCGACTGGGCTCGAGTCCCAGCCGTTCCAGTCGTAGAAGGTGAAGGTCCCGCTGGAGCCCTTGCGGGCCGAGTAGAAGTCCCAGAGGTTGTTGTACTGGGACCAGTCGAGCAGTGGAGCTTTGAACGAGAACGAGTACAGAGGGTACTGCCGGCCAGGCCTCGAGTAGCTCGAGCCGGCGTCGTACCCCTTGCTGATGATGGTCAGGTACTCCTGGGCCACCTCCTCGTCGAGGAGCGGCGCGAAGTCCTCGGGGAAGGCCGCCATTAGGCACTCTCCGTGTTGGGCTGCAGGAGGAAGGGGATGCCGCCGTAGTTGAGGCTGTTGCCGGGCCCGCGGCTGTTGACCTTGCCGGCGGACTCGGACGTCGACCCCACGTTGGAGCCGGCGTTCGAGTACGAGAACTGGGTGCCGCTCGGCGTGCCCGTGACGGCGGCCACGGCGTTGAAGGTGGCGTCCGACATCAGGTAGACCTGGACGATCTGGCCGATGCTGAAGCCGTGGGCGACGCTCGTGGTCAGCGTGGCGACGTTGGACGTCCTCGAGCGGTTGGTGATGTTGGCGGTCGCCGCGAGCTTCGTGGGCAGTTGACAGCTAGCAAGCGAGAGATCGCACGTCGTGTCGGATCCGGTAGCCTGGCAGCCGGTCCCCTTGTAGCTGAACTGGCAGAGCGTGCCCCAGTCGCGCGACGGAGCTTTGATGGCCTCGTAGTCGGTGTAGGCCGTAACGTCGAAGGAGGCGTCGGTGGCGGTGATCGAGGGGCGGCCAATCCGACCGCGCCGAAGGAGGACGACCTCCTGGGGAACGACCGTGAGCTGGCCGACCGTGAACCAGGCCTCGTAGACGTAGATGGGGCTTCCAGAGCCGGCCAGGAGGATGGTCGACCAGTAGTTGTCGGCGTTCGCGAAGGAGAACGAGAGCCCGCCCGAGAGGTCGTACTTGTTGCGGTCGATCTCGGGCGAGTGGAAGCCACGATGGACCCACTGCTGGGAGTTGTACTTGATCGGGATCATCGAGTCCGTTAGGTACAGCGTGCCGCTCGGCAGGTCCATCCTGACGAGAAGCTGGGTGTAGACCTCCCGATCGGAGGCGTGGGTGCTGATGAAACCCATTAGGCAAAGCCTCCGGTTACGCGTCCCGTCAGCGTCGGGTCGTGCCGGATGGCGTTGATGGTGTTCGCCGGGGCGAACTGGGTGGGCGGCGGAAGTTCCCCGCCGAGCGCGAGGACGGCATTACCGAGCGCCTCGGTGAAGGCGTCCACCATGCCCTTGGAGCGCTCGTAGGCGCCGATAAGCGAGTCCGGCCCGTGGGGGTTGTGGGCGGGGTCTCGATCGGGGTCTGGCGGGTTGCCGCCGCCGACGGTGGTGTTGAGGGTCGTGAGGGACGTGTTCAGCTTGCCCAGCTCCACGTCGAGGGTCGCCATCTCATCGGCCACCCGGTTTACGATGCTGGTGAGGCTCTGGGTGGCGATCTGCTGGACGCCGATGATGATGTCGCGGAGCTTGGCAACCTCGCTCTCGACACCGATCATCGTGGACGTGAGGACGCCGGCCGCCAGCTCGAGCGCCTGCTTGATCGGCTCCATGCTGTCGACGATGGAGCTGTGGAGCTCTCCGTAGACGTACTCGGCGAGCGCCTGGGTGTCGTCGAGGATCTTGTTGATCAGGTTGCGGCCGGCCTCCTTGGCCGCGGGGTCGTCCTTGATGAGGCCCCAGTACTGGCGCATCAGGTCCTGGATCTCGTCGGTGATCTCCTTGACCTCGGAGGCGCTCCCGGCGTTGCGGAGCTTCCCCTGGAGGTCGCGGACCCTGCCCATGATCAGGTTGACCTGTTCGCCAGGCTCCGAGGCGTCCATCAGCATCCCGAACTTCTGCTGCCAGATCGACTTGCCGAGTGCGTCGACGTTGCTGACGATCTCGCGCAGCATGTTCGACATCGCGTCCCAGAGGGACCTGGCCTCGGTGTTGACGGCCCTGATGGCGTCGATCTGCTCCTGGCCGGCAAGCATCGACGCCTGCGCGACCTTGTCCCAGAGCTTGGAGGCGCGCCAGGCGAAGTCGGATGCCGACTTCGGCGTGTCGCCATAGTAGTTGCCTTCGCGGTAGAGCTTCCTGGTGTCGTTCACCTCGGCCAGGGCAGCCTTGGCGTTGTTGTAGAGGGCCATGAGGCCCTGGAACAGTTCGTTGACGGCGTCCTGGATGACCTTGACGGCGTCGGCGACCTTGTTCGGGTCCTCGCTCCAGAGGTCCCGCTTGGCATAGTGGATCGTCTTGTCGAGGCGCGCCTTCTTCTCGGCGTCCGTCTCGAACGCCTGGCTCATGGTGGCAACCTGGGCGTTCGTCGAGGCGATGATGCTCTTGATCATTCCCCTGACGTTGTTGATGAAGTCGAGGGCTTCCTGGTAGTACTGCCGCGAAGCCTCGACGAGCTCCTTGGCCTTGTTGAGGAAGGCGTCGCCCGTATAGAGGCTCAGTCCTGCGAAGCCCTCCTTGAGGCTCGTCACGCCCTCCCGGAAGCGCTGGATGGGGCTCTTGTTCTCCTCGCGCGCCTGGTCACCCATGACGTCGGACCCGGAGCGGCTCATGTCGGCACGCAGGTTTCGGATCGACACCACGACCCCCACGAGGCTCTTGAAGTACTCGAGGAACTTGTCGGGACCGCGAAGGTCGATCTGCTCCGAGATGTTCTGGATTGCTGCGACCGTGAACCCGAGACCCTTGAGCATCATCGGGATCGGGGCGTTGGTATCGAAGAAGCCCTCACCCTTGGTGCCGCCGCTGATGCCAGGAAGGTCCTGGGGACCGAGCCTCTTCCCGAACATGAGGTTCAGGAGATTCCTCGGGATCTCGGTGGTGAAAACCCGCTTGATGTCGTTCTGGAGGTCCTCGGAGCTGCCGGCGTGGGCCTCGAAGTCGATCGTCTGGATGTAGTCCATGACGATCTTGTTCAGGCTCTTGGCGAAATCCGCGCCTCCGGACTGTCCGGTCAGACGGAACAGGTCCATGACGGTGGTTGAGATGTTGCTCGCCGTCTCGAGCACCTGGGTGCCGGATCCGCTGATCGGGTTCCCCCTGGAGTCGAACATGTCGCGAGAGCGTATGAAAGCGTGGTCCTCGGTGTCGGGAGCCAGGAGGTTCATCACGGTCCCGAACAGGAGGATCGCGGCGGCGGCGATGAGGCCCGCCACCGTACCGATACCGGGCACAGCGTTCCCGATGTAGGCAGCCGCACCCGCCGCAGCCGTGTAGGGCGCCATGCCCTCCCAGAAGCTCTGGGCGCCGCCAGTGGCGTAGGACCCAGCGGTCCCGACCGCAGCGATGCCGATCTGGCCCCACTGGCCAGCGCTCATGTTGCCGACGCCGACGTTGTTGTTTGGCCCCCGTCCCCAGTCCCAGGTCGAGTTGTCGCCCGAGGCGGGCGCGAAGCCAGCCTGCTTCAGCGCTGCCTGGCTCGTGATGGCCCGCTTCACCATGTTGCTGACCATGCCGGTGAAGTCCCGCAGGACGTCCTCGTTGAAGCCCCTGAGGGCGTCCAGGAGGCCGTCAAAACCACGCGTCACGACCCCGAAGAGGCCGTCGTCGATTGCCTTGCCGAGCGAGCTGAAGGCGTCGCGGCCGAACGTGGCCACGTCCCCGAGCTGTTCCTTGATGTGGTCGACATGGCCCTCCACGACCTTGTCGCCCTTCTTGAGGGCGTCGTCCCAGTCGGTGAGGAGCTCGTCGAGGACCTTCTGGTTCTCCTTGGCCTCGGCCTCCTTGATCAGGAAGTGGGCAGCCATCCAGGACGTGTCCTGGCGTCCGCCGTTAGGCGCCCCGATGGCGCGGGAGTAGCGCTCCGACGCCTCGACCAGCGCCTTCAGCTCGTTCTCGGCGGTGATGCGGACCCGGACGAACTTCTTGGCGATGCCGTCGAGGCCCGCCAGCTCGTCCTTCTGCTGCAGGCGGAGGACCAGGTCGTTGTAGGCCTTGGTGGCCGACGCAAGTTCCTTGGCCGCCTTCTCGGCCCCCTTGTCGCCGAAGAGCGCCTTGAGGTCGTTCAGGATGTTGGTGAAGGCGCCCTTCTTGCTGGGGTCGGAACCCTTGCCGAGCGTCTCGAGGATCTCCTTCGCCTTCGCCTTGAGGGCGTCGGCGGGCGCCATGGCCTGGTTGATGCTCGACGCCAGGTTGGTGAAGGAGTGGGACGAGAGCATCACGTCCCCGGCGAGCCCGCGCCAGGACTTCCGGGCGGTCTCCGTCAGGGAGTTGTCGGCCATGAACTTGTAGAAGCCGAGCTTGACGCCCTCGAGGGCGCCCATGAGTGATCCCTTCGGGTCGCTGATGATCTTGCCGGCCGTCACGAAGGCGGTGGCGATGCTGTGGGCGACGTCGACGGCCCAGCTACCGAGGACCGCGAACACCTCCACCCACCGCACCCCGGAGGCCTTCATGGCCTCGTCGATGATGCCGAGGGCGCCGGTGAAGCCGGCCACCAGGAGCTCGATGATCCCGTCGATGGTGATGCCGATCACCCGCAAGTTCTGCGCGATGTCCTCGTTGAGGGCCCGGCCGCCGTCCTTCGTGCGGGTCATGAACGCATCCATAGCGTTGTTCATGTAGGACTTGAAGGTGTCGAAGACGGGCTTCGTCAGCTCCGCCGAGAAGAGGCCAAAGGCCGTCGTCATGTTCGAGAAGGTGGCCTGCCACGTCTTTTCGAGCAGGGGCCCCTTCTCCCAGAAAGCGTTCAGCTTCTCCTGGAGCTTGTCCAGGAGGATCCCCTGCTCGCGCCAGCCGTCCATCATCTCCTTGGTGACGCCGAGGCTCTTGAGGAGGCCGCCAACACGGGACTGGGTTCGACCGATCCCGAGCAGCATGTTGTTCATCTGCTGAGCCACAGTCTCGAACGGCCACTGCAGGGTTCCGGCCATGTTCGCGATGGTGGCCGTGAACTTCACCATCTGCGACTGAACGTCTTTGGACTTCGTGCCGGCGGTCGCCATTCCGGCGTACATCCGCTCGTACATGTTGATCACTTCCTTGGCGTCGCCAGCGGAAGCGATCGAGACCTCGACGAGACGCTGCTGGGTCTCCTTGGCGATCTGGAGGGCACCGTTGAAGGCCTCCATGCCCTTCACGTTACGACCCGTCTGGTCGTAGATCTCGCCCATCGAGACGTAGAGCGATGCCATGCCGAGCGCCGACGTCTCGAGCATGGCGTTCATCTTGATTCCGGCGTCGTAGACCTTCTTGGCGCCGTCTGCGAGCTCGTTCAGGCCGAATGCGGTCGCGGCGAGGCCCGGCAGGTTCCGCAGGACGTTGCCGAGCGAAGTTACCTGGTTAAGAACGTTCTGGACCCCGGCGGCAGCGTTGCCGTCGAGGTCCAGCGTGATGAGAGCCTTGTAGTCGGCCACAGGTCACCTCTTCTGGTGCTTGGCTGCTGCGGCCTTGGCATCGGCCCGCGCCTTTTCCTCGCGACGCTTCTCGTCCATAAGCGCGAGCCATGCGTCCTCGAGCGCGATGACGAGTGGATACAGTTCCCGAAAGTCGAGCCCCTCAAGGTCGGCGACGCGCTCGACCTGGCAGATGTCGAGACCGACCTGCCCGTTGAAGCTGTAGGTCCAGCGTTTCCGGCAGGCCTCGAACAGGCGTAGCGCCTCGGCGGCCCTAATCGAGCCACGCATTGCGGGTGGCTGGGGGTTGCGTAGCTCCTGAACGCATGTCGGCCCCTGCATGCACTCCTTGCCGTGCTTGGCGGCTAGGAGCTTGCAGTTCCGGCAGTCATCGGCGAAGCGCGACTTCCTATCCAGCCACTCCCACGTAGCTCGCGCCGCCGTTACGAGTTTTTTTCGTCGAGCTCCAGTTCGGCCTCGAGCGCCTTCCCCTGCTCGGAGGACTTCGTGATCACGAACGCGATGGCGCCGGGCGTGTTCTCGAGCCACTCGAGCCGCTTGGCAGGGTTGAGGCCGGTCCCGTCGTGGAGGGTCACGTCCTCGAGGACGGCGTTCGCCAGGGCGAGCTGGAACGCGAGGTCCTGGTCGAGGCTCGAGTCCCGCGCCACGATGATGAAGCCCTGCTTCTTGACCGACTTCGCGGCGTTCGCGGCGGCCCGCGGTGTCATCGGCGCGACGGTGATCTTGGCGGCCTTGGTGTTGTAGGTCTCGGACATGGGTGTCTCCTGGTGGGTTGCTGGTTGACGAAGTGCCGGGTCGCCGGAGTTGGCGGCCGACGACCCGGCGGCTAGTTCGCTGGCTCGCTAGTAAACCGTGCCGGCCTGATCGTTGTTCGTCACGATCACCATCGACGTGGTGTCGGTGGTGTCGTAGGCGGCGACGAAGTCGGCGCTCAGGGTGATGGAGGACTCGGAGTCGGGGATCGGGTCACGCCGCGTGAAGAAGAGCCGCGGGACGCGCACCAGGATGGACTGGTTGGTTCCGATGGTCCACTTGCACTCGAGGCCGCAGGCGGCCCCGCCAGCGATCAGGTTGTACGCCGTGGTGTCGACGTACATGAACTTGAGCGTGCCGGTCACCTTGGAGCGACTGCGCGGGGCGCTCGACCTGATGCCGGCCTGCCCCATCCGGTAGTCGTTCCGGTCCAGGTTGTGGGAGACCGTGATGTCGACGCTCAGGAGGTCCGCGAAAGCCGAGAGCGAGCCGGCCGCGCCGAGCTTGAGGTCGGCGCTGGCGACCTGAAGACCGTGGATCGGCGTGTCGCTCGTGAGGTCGGTAGGGGACGAGAAGAGGGCCGACGTGGTGTTCGTGGTCTTGGCCGCGATGCACTGGAGGTCCGTCATCACGAAGTTGTCGACGCCGCCAGAGAGCTTGAAGCTGTCGCAGGCGACGCCGTTCGACTTGAACCACTGGTCGGTTCCGGCCATGTCGAAGTTGTGCTCGACCGTCCAGGAGGGCATCGCGCCGGCCGCGATCTTGGCCGTGTGGACGTAGTTGCCCACCGAGCCGGAGGACGCCATCGACCCGAGGGCGAACTTCGCGAGGTGCGGGAACGCCTTCAGCGTGGCGTACGTGTTGATGTTGCCGGAGGCGTCCTTCCGGAGGAGGATCGAGTCGGCGAGGTTGGGGTTGCTCCGCAGGAGCATGTTCTCGCCGAGTGCCTGAGTCGCCCCGATACCGGACCCGGCGAGCACGCCGATCTTGGTGCCGGCGGGGGATCCAGGGTCGGAGCCGTACGTGGTCTCGAGCTGGAACGAGATGGCGGAGTTGGCCCCGATCGGGGGAACGGTTGCCATGCTTGGTACCTCCTAAACGAACATCTGGGTGGTCTTGTAGGTCGCCGCGTACCCCGCGGGCCCGCCGCGAGCCGGACGATCCGGCGGCGTGATGAGTTGCTCTGCCGCGAGCATCAGGTACGTCTTCGGTTGGCTCGTTGGCCCCACCTGAACGTCCCGGATGGCCCGGATGGCCTCGACGATCGAGTCCGCCCCGCCGGTCGTGGTGTTGGCGGACGTGGAGTTCTGGTAGCTCTGGACGACCGGGACGATGACCCAGTGAAGCGTGGCCGGCGTCCAGAGCTTGTTGCCGAGGGGCTGGAGGGCGGGCCCGCGCTCGAGCCCACCGTAGACGACGAAGATCATCTTGGGCTTCGTGGCGAGCTCCCAGACGTCCTCGACAGCCGCCGAACTCCTCACGTCCTCGGACACCACTCCAGTCGTGGCACTCATGGCCTGGAGGGCGGCGATGATGGCCGCACGCTGCTCGTCGATCTGGCTCATGGTGTTCCTGCGCGAGGGCCGCGAGCGATGTAGTCGACCATCGCCGCGGTGCATTGCCGGAGGATCCCCGGCGTCCAGAAGAGGAAGGGGCGCGCCGGGATGTGGACTTCCTTGACGCACCAGAAGAGGTGAACCAGCCGGTAGCCCTTGGTGGTGCGCGCGTCCGGCTTCCGCATGTAGATGCCGGTTCCCTGGGGGCCCTTCTCCATGAAGAAGGCCTTGGGCCCTCCGCCGGTACCCATCCAGTCGCTGGCCTTGGCCTCGCGCATCTGCTTTGCGCTCGTGAAGAACCGAGGATCCGGCACCGTGAGCCACCGCCGGCGCCGCGGGCGAACGATGAACGGGTCACCGTGTTGTCCGTTGTGGACGCCGGCTCGCTTGTCGCGTGACCCGATCAGGAGCGTCGGGCCCGGCACCTCGAACTCGATCGACTTCGCCAGGGACTTGGAGCTCCGCGGGCCCGTGTCGAGGAGCGGCATGCCGGTCCTCATGAGCGGGTACTTCCAGCCGAGACCGCGCTGAAGGAAGATCTGGGGGCTGATGGTCCCGACGTAGAGCTTGCCGGCCCTCGTCAGGAGCCTCTTCTTGTCGGTGGCGCGCCGGTAGACCCCGTTGATGTAGCTCTTGAGGCCGGTGTCGAACTTGGCCTTGACCGTGATCACCTATCGGCCCTGGTAGAGCAGGTAGAGGAGACCGTAGCCGGTTCGCCCGGTGTCCTTGTCGAGGGTCGACATCTGGAGGTCGAAGCCGTCGAGGGCGGCCATGGTGGCGAGGAGGGCCGACGGGGTCACGCCGATGCCGGCACAGTCCTCGTCCGTCAGTGCCCCCTTGTCGAGGCCGAGATGCGCGAATCGGGAGCGGAGCGCCTTGGCCCTCTCGATGCCCTGGCAGAGGGCCGTGATCTCCTGGGCGTAGGCATTGACGAGGTTGGAAGCGTTCATTGTGTCTCCTACATGAACCGGAAGAAGCCGGCGTTGACCGTTGGGCCGCCACCGCCGGAGGGAATGAAGGCCGCCCCAATTGCCGCCCACGCGACGCTGCTCCCGAGTGTCCACGGGCACGTCTCCGACGCACCCCCGGACAGCTTGTACTCGGCCCGCAGACCACCAGACGTACTGCCGAACTGCGTGAAGCCGGACCCGGCGGTCCATCCCGGCGATCCGTTCGTGTTGGCCGCGCCGATGATGAGCTCGCCGCTCGCGGCAGTCGTGATTGCGCCGACGGCCGGCGTCGTTGACGTCCCGTTGGCCGTTGCCGATGCGTCGAACACCGTCGCATTGGTCGACGCCCCGCCGCTGAACTCGCCAGCGAAGCACCTCTTGGTCGCGGAGGATCCGGTGAAGTTCGCGGTGATCGTCGTCGCGCCGCCGGTGACCTGGACACCGTACGCAAGGTATAGGCGGATGTTGGTGGAGTTGTCGGAGGGCCCGATCAGCGCGTACGTGTTACCGACGTTGTCGCTGACGCTGGTGCACGTGTTACTGGTGTTTGCCATCCTGATGACGGCGACAACCAGGTTCCCGGCGCCAGTCGCCGAGACCGTCATGTTGACGGTGGTTGCGGTGCCGACCGAGTCGACGGCGTCGGCCGAGGCCTGGACGAATGCGAAAGCCATGACTACGCGCTCGCCACGCAGCGCCACTTGGACGTGACGGCGTTCCATACGAACCCGACGTCGAGCCGGTTCGTACTCACGGTGGTGGAGGGAAGGGTGACCGTGGAGGACTCGAACGAAGAACCCCAGGTGATCGCCCTCGCCGCTGTGCCAGTGATGGCGATCCAGAGGGTCTGGCCATCAACCGGCGTACCGCTCAGATTGGTCGTGAACGAGGTGATGTCCGCCGCCTGGGCCGTGAGCGAGTAGAAGTCGACGTTGTCGGTGTTGATCGTCGGCGTCGCGCTCGAGGTCGTGGTCCCCGTGCGCGGGTTGAAGCGCTTGTTGGTGAGCGTGTTCGTCGAGGACGGGGTCACCACCGAGGAGGCGTCGGAGAGGCTCGAGATCGAGGGCTGAGCCGCGGTAACGGTGCCGTCATCGTCGATGGCCGTCAGGAAGTTGTTGCTCGTCGCGGCCTTGGTCTTGACGCCGTGCTTGACGACTCCCGCGTCGTCCTTGACGCAGACGTTCTTGCTCGTGCTGTCGACGTAGACGGAGCCCTTGCCGGCTGCCGGAGTGGCTGGGGCAGCGATCGCCGTCGCCAGGAGAGAACCCGCCATCGGCGTGGTGCTCGGGATGTTCGCCAGCGTGGTGGCCGAGGACCCGGCGCTCGTGGTGACGTCGCCGGTGAAGGCCGGGAGTCGGCCCGACGGCAGCGTGCCCGTGGTGAACGCGGAGGCGTCCGTCTGGTCGCCGGTGTTGGTCCCGGAGACCGTGGCGCTCGCCGACGCCGTGAGGGTTGCCCCGTCGGCGATCGTCAGCGTGGCCGAGGTCGTCGGCGCCGTGATGGTGACCTTGTTGACGGAGGTCGCCGTGGCCACGCCGATGTTCGGCGTCGTGAGCGACGGGCTCGTGGCGAACACGAGGGCGCCGGACCCGGTCTCGTCGGAGATCACGCCCGCGAGCTGGGCGCTCGTGGTCGCGGCGAACTGAGAGAGCGGGCTCGAGGTGAGGGCGTCGCCGCCGCCGGCCGGGTTGGCCCACTTGACGCCGGTCGCCTGGGCTGAGTCTGCGGTGAGGACCTGACCGTTGGTCCCGACGGCGAGGCGCGAGGCCGCGGTCGCCCCGGTGCCGACGACGAGGTCCCCCTTGGCGCTCCAGATGCCGTCGGTGGCCATCAGGGTGGCGCCGGAGGGGATGGTGATGGTCGGGTCGCCCGCGGAGCCGTCCCCGTTGGTGACGGTGACCTTGCTGGCGGTACCGGTGATGGTCCGCACCGCGTAGGCGTTGGCGCCCGTCTTGGCCAGCATCCCCGGCGTCGACGCGAGGGCGGCGAACGCCGAGAGGTCGGCGTCGTAGCCTTGGACGTCGGTGCCGATGGCGAGGCCGAGGGCCGTACGAGCCCCCGCGGCATCGGTGGCGCCGGTGCCACCGTTGGCGATCCCGAGGGTACCGGTGATGTCGTTGGCGAGGGAGACCTTGGCCCAGGTGAAGGTGCCGGCGGCGTTCCCGTGTAGGAGCGTCGTCGTGGTGCCGCTGGAGCCGAACCGAGCTCCCGTCAGGTCGAAGGTCCCGCTCGCGATGGCGGACGTGTCGAGCGTTCCGCCGCCCGCGGCGTTCGTGTGGGAGTGCTGGGAGTTCGTGAAGCTCCCGATGAAGGGAGTCGTCAGGACCGGGTTGGTGCCGAAGACCAGGAGGCCCGAGCCCGTCTCGTCGCTGATGACGCTCGCGAGCTGGAGGCTGGTCGTGGCCGCGAACTGGGAGAGGGGGTTCGTGGTGAGGGCATCTCCCCCGCCGCCTCCGCCGCCACCCGCGGCCCACTTCACCCCGAGGGGCTGGCTCGAGTCGGCCGTGAGGACGTAGCCGTTCGTGCCGAGCGTCAGGATGCCGGCGAGTCCCGACCCCTGGCCGGCGACCAGGTCGCCCTTCGCGCTCCAGGCGCGGTCCCAGAGGATCTGGGAGGGGGCCTGGTAGGACGGGGTTCCGAGGTAGTCGACCGAGGAGGCCTCGGCGCCCGAGAGCGGGTCACCGAAAACGCGGACGTCTGAGCCGGCGAAGCCGCCGGTGGAGGTGCTCGAGGCGACGACGGCATCGCTGACGCCGGGGAGCGCGGTCTTGCGGGCCGCCAGCTCCTTGAGCCAGGAGATCGACTCCTTGTAGGCGACGGCAGAGGACTCGTCCCGCGGCTGCACGCCGGCGCGCCGGTACAGGTACTGGCGGCCGATGACGAGGGCGTGGTTCCTGAGGATCGCCCAGGCGTCGGGGTTGTTGGTCTCGTCCAGCGGGATCCGGTACCGCACCCCCACGTAGGTGTCGATGTAGTGGGAGGCGTCGATCAGCACCTGGTCCAGCACCGCGTTGTCGGGCGTGGTCCCAGCGTCGGCCGAGAGGTCGGCCGCGATGGCTGCCCGCATCACGTCGGTGATGTCGGTGTGGTCGGCGTACGGGATGTAGGCCACTCGGCTACCTCTTGGTCAGTTCGATGTGGGGGGAGTCCCAGCCCCAGGTGTGGCCGGACTCGAGGCCTTCTGCCTTGGCCGCTTCAGCGAGGGCTTTCCAGACGGGGTGGCTGGAGTCGGGGATGGTCTTGAAGCCGTCGGGATAGACGTCGGCGGCGTTGCCGCTCTGGTGGCGCGAGCGGTTCTTGACGCCGTCGCACTTCGTGGAGCCGCGCCGGTAGGTGAAGAGCCAGTTCTGGCGCTCGGCGGCCCTCAGGGTCTCGCCGTAGTGGAAGGGCGTCCCGGCCGCCTTCAGCCTCGCGAGGACGCGCTCCGCACGCTGGCGGAAGTCGGGGTTCAGCTTCGCGGGGTCGCGGCAGATCGGCGGCTCGGGCGGGATGGCCGTCATACAGCTCACTCCTTGGCCGCCTGGGCACCCTCCCAGCGGGCCATACGCTCCGAGAGCCGGTCCATCGACTCGCGGAGACGGTCGAGGTGGTCCGAGAGGCGAGCCACCGCCGCCACGTCAGCGTGGGGAGTCTTCTCGTGGGCCGAGACCTCCTCGCGGGCGATGCGGGTGGCCTCGTTCCGGATCAGCCAGAGGCAGCCGGCGAGGAGCGTAGCGCTCGAGGCCAGGAACAGGTAGACCACCTGCTGCAGCGGCACCACGTTCTGGGCGACGGTGGCCGGCGTCACTTCCCGGACCCGTCCCAGTTGATCCGGTAGTCGGGCTCCTCGGGCTTCGCCGTCAGCGTATGGGGCCCGTTCGTGACGAGCCGCAGACCGAAGAAGATCACCGCGATGGCGGCCTCTTCCCAGCCGTCCGGGAGGTTGGGGGCCTTGTCGGGCCAGAACGCCCTGACGGCCCCGTAGAGCGCCACCAGGACGGCCGCGACGGCAGTCTTCTTCCCCTTCAGGGCGTCGGTCATTTGGAGTCCCTCCAGGCGTTGTAGTCGGCGATGAGCTGCCTCAGGAGGGCGTCATCGGCCTCGAGTCGTTTGATGCCGCCCCGGATCTCGAGGAGGTCCTGGCGGGTGAAGCAGTAGGTGGCCCCGCCGTCGGTGGAGTGCGGGACCGTGACGGCCGGAGTGGCGACGGGCGGAGGCGTCGGGATCCGGGGGGCGTCGGAGCGGATCGGCGGCACCGGGGCGCTCGCGCACCCAACGACGAGGATCAGCGCCAGCACCAGCCCCGCCACCAGTGGCCAGGGCGAATGACCCGGCAGGTCAGAAGAGCGGATCGCCTTCATGGATCTCCTCCTGCCTCGGGGGCACTTCCTGGGGCCTAGAAGCCACGATCTTGTCGGCCATGCCACGCTCCACGTCCCGAGCCGATCGGGCTTCCTGGAGCCGCCTGGTCGCTTCCTGGGCGGCGGCCTCGGCCTTGGCGGCCCTGGTATCCGGGGACTCCCGGCGAGAGCTCAGGAGCCCCAGGAACCAGGCGACGAGCTTGCCGGCGAGAAGCAGGATGCTCCCCACGGGATCACCCGGCCGGCGTCGACTTCTTGAACAGCCCGACGGCGTTGAACGCAGCCACGACAGCGTCGATGACGGCGCCAGCGATCTTCATGATGGCCGCCCGGAGCTCCGGCGTCAGCTCGGTGACGAAGCCGGCCGCGCCGTCGAGGAGGCTGGCCAGGAACGCGGTGACGGCCGTCTTCTTCGTGGCACCGTCACCCGACCCTTCCATCTCCTTGATGAAGGCGACGAGGGCGGGCAAGAACTGCGCGAGGACGCCGATGGCCTTGAACAGGTTCGCGAGGCTCATGGGGGGACTCCTTGTTTCAGCGAATGGCGGTTCCCTTGAACAAGGGGCCCGGCGAGCGGGCCTTGTTCAGGTGAATTGAAAGAGGCGGGGCCCCCGTGGGCACGGCACTCAAGCCGCGCCGAGCTACGCACTCGGACCTCGCGTGTAGGGTGTGCGGGCGTCCTACCGTTAGACGAAGCTCCCGAGTTACTGGGTGCGGCGGGACTCGAACCCGCATTCCCCGCTGAATGGGTGGTGCCGGGGGCGGGAGTCGAACCCGCCTGCGCTGGCTTATGAGGCCGGCTGGCCCACCGGGGCCTGTCCCCGAATCAGGGTAGAAACACCGGAGCGTTGGTGAGGTTGTCCGCCTGAGTGGCGTAGACGATCACGAACCCGTCGGCCGGGCTCGGGCGTCCCGCGGCGGTGATGGTGATCCGCGCCACCGACATCGGGAGCTGGATCCCGCGGAGGGCCGGGCTAATCGTCGAGGAGTCCGCCTGGTGACCGGCCACGAGATCGTTAGGGGTGACCTCCCAGACCTTCCGCCCGGCGCCGTCGTAGCCGACCGCGTTGAACGGGGCCCACTTCCACATGTAGTAGTAGAAGGTGCGCCTGAGGGTCTGTGCCGACAGGAGCGCGATCGACTTCGGCTCGGTGATCGAGAGCGGCTCGAGCGCCGGCAGCACGACTCCGTAGGTGCCACCCTGGGAGTTGGTGGTGTAGGTGCGTACGCTGATGCTGGCCTTCGTGGCCGCCTCGGGGTCACCGAAAATCTGGAACATGCCGGCGAAGGCGCCCTCGTACCCGAGGTCCCCGAGGAGGTTGCCGGTCGCCCAGGTCTCGCCGGGCTGGACGTCTGCGATGAGGATGCCTCGTCCGATGCCGGGCTGGGGGTCGGCCAGCCTCACGGTCAGTACCGAGTCGGACCCGTTGGCGAACGCGAACTCGGTGCGCCAGTAGGATCCGTAGGCTCCGGGGGCATTGGCCAGGCCCGAGAACGTCACCCAGCGGGCGGGTGCGTCGGCTGCCCGAACCGGGCACGCAGCCGCGAGCAGCATCCCGAGCGCGAAGGCGAACAGGACGAGCGTGATGAGGATGCGGCGACGGTTGCTCACTTGCGCTTCGTCCCGAAGGCGGTCTTGCGCTCCGGCTCGGCGGGCGCCGGGTCGGGCGTCTCCACGACGAACTCGATCGAGCCATCGACCTGCAGCTCCCGGAGGTAGGGGCCGAAGCGGCTCTCGGGATACGTGACGTCGGGATCCGGCTCGAACTCGATGCCGTTCACGACGCAGGGCTTGGCGACACGAACCATTGATGTCTCCTGTTGGGGTAGCGGTCGGGAGGTGGAGACTCATGCCGGGCCCACCTCCCCAACCCGTCCCGGTCGGGTGCGTTGGACTAGCTGACCGCCGTGGTGAAGAGAGCCCCGCCGTCGGCCATGACGACCGTCGTCTCGTAGGCGTCGATGTACCGATAGATCTGCGAGCCCTCGGCTCCGACGTTCATGTCCTCGAACTGGCGGGTCTTCGGGTAGCCGCCGCTCGTCAGCGTCAGGGCGAACTGCGGGCTGTAGAGGTCCGCCTCGCCGACGATCACGAGGCCCGCGAACTTGCCCCACACGTCGGTGAGGGCCGCGGAGCTCGAGTTGGTCGTGGTCTTGACCATGTTGCCGACGTAGAGGTCCACGTCGAGCAGCGCGGCCAGGAGGTCAGCGCCGATCGGCGCGCCGGGATTCGCCTTGGTGGCGCCGCCGCTCACGAGGCTCAGGATCTGGGGGTGGAAGCGGAGCGCCTTGAAGACCTTCGGGCCCACGAAGAGGGCGCGCGGGATCTGGCCCGTGAGGCCCCTGATGGTCTCCTTCTTGTCCGCGATGTCGAAGAGCGGCAGCGAGTACCAGGAGGTCCCGTTCGGCGCGTAGTTGTCCCACCGGGTGCCGGTGCCGCCCGAGGTGAGGGTCGCGTTTGTGGTGTAGTTGCCGGAGGTCGTCAGCGCCGTGGCGATGTGGACCTCCTTCTTGAGCTCGGTCTTCTGGCGGGCCAGGTCGAACTTCACGGACGCGAGGTCCATGCCGTTCGCGGCAGCGATCCGGATCTCGCGGGGCTCGGCGATGACCTGGTTGGCGTGGACCTTGAGGGTCAGCGTCTGCCAGGAGCCGTCGACGTCCGCCGTCTTGACGTTGCCGCGGATCGGCACCACGTCGTCGGCTCCGTCGAAGAACGCCTCCTTGCCCCACTTGATGTAGGACGCGCGCTCGTCGCCGTCCTCCGAAGAGTTGACCTCGGGCGCGAGCTGGGCGCCGATCGGCTCACCCTGGGAGTAGCCGACACCGCGATTGATGGTCCCGACGGTGGAGCGCCGCAGCGTGGAGATCGTGCTGAGCTCCTTGACGGTCTTGTTGCCGTGGGTCAGGGCCCAGTCGAGCAGGTCGTGGGCCTCCTTGACGACGGCGGGGTCGACCTTCTTGAGTGCCATTGTGTGCTTCCTTCCTTGCTCGCCGGCTAGCTACCGACCGGAGATGACGTGAATCGGGTCGCCGTCGGCCGCGGTGGTATCGAAGGCCTGGCCGATCGTGAACGCGGTGGGCGTCGACGCCGTCGCCTCGACGACGACCTTGCCGGACGCGCCGCACTTGACGTAGTCGCCCGTGGTGATGGCGCCGCCCGCGATCAGCGGGGAGATCGGGCCGACCTCGTAAACGGCGAGGTAGTCGCCGCTCACGCCAGCGTCCTGGACCCAGCCGAGCGGAACGTCGCCCGCACCGGCGTTGACCAGGAGCCCGGAGCTGTTGACCTTGACGAGGGTGTTGGCGGCAATCGTGGCGCCCGCCTTGAGGCTCATCGGGAACGCGAAGAGCGCCCCCTCGATGGTGGAGTTGGCCATGGTGTCTCCTTAGGTGACGTTGTTGGTTGGGCGAGCGACTACTCGCCCTGAAGGATCTTGGCCGCCTCGGCGAACGAGCACTGATTGCGCTTCGCGATCTTCGCGACCTCGTTGTAGTCGAGCGCGCCATCGCTCAGCTTGACCGACTTCTCGATGCCGGGCCGCACGCCGGTCGGGGTCGCATCCGCGAGGTCCTCGAGGACGACCTTCATGTCCTCCGGGAAGAGGCCCACGAGCTTCTTGTAGGTCGCGGCCTTGGCCGGCTTGATCTTCCCGGCGAAGTCGCCCATGGTCTTCTCGACGAGGCGCTCGTGCTCCTTGCGGGCGATGACCTCACTCGCCTTCTTCTCGGCGCGCTCGTCGAGCATCTTCTCGAGCTCGGCCTCGGAGAGGGTGAGGACCTTCTCCTTGGAGGCCGCCTTGGCGTCGGCCTCGGCCTTCGCGCGCGCGGCCTTCTCGTCGGCCTCGATCTTCGCCAGCTCGGCGATGCGGTTCTTGATGGTCTCCTCGGTGGCGTCCTCGGAGAGGTTCAGGGAGACGGCCAGAGCCTTGATATCCACTTCGTTGTCCTCCGTTTCGGTACCAGCAAGGTCTGACGCCGTGACGACAGCCATGCCGTCGACCTGTGGAATGTTGGTGAGAGAGGCCTCGTAGATGCGGGTTGGGGCGAAGACGTTGCCGGCCGCGCGCGCCCACATGCCGGGGCTGATGAAGCTCCACTTCCTGTCGCGGACCGCGGCGATCGTGTCGTCGAGGAGCTTGGCGAGCCCCCAGAGACCGTCGAACCTGACCTCCCAGCGTCCGGGCTCGAACCAGCCGGCGGCCTCGCCACCCCTGGGCCCTCGCCCGTGCTCGTAGATCAGCGGGATCGGCGTCTTCTTCGCGTTCGCGAGGGACGCCACCTTCTCGAGATCCGAGAGCGAGCAGTCGAGGATCTCGGACTTGTTCGGGCCGATCTCCGCCCTACCGAGCGGGAGTACCTGGATCCAGGTGAGGCCGTCGGCCCCCGCCTCGTCCGGCGCCCTGATCGGCAGGAGCGCGCACTCGAGCCGCTGCTTCCTGATACGCACCTACGCCTTCCTCCCGACCGTGGCGGCGGCCTTCTTGATACTCGGAGCGTTGGTGCCCTTGAGCGGCGCCTGCTCCGGCTTGATCTTGGGCTGCAGACCCGGCTCGCTCGGCTCTCCGTCGACGCTCGAGTCGGAGTCGGCGCCCATGGCCCGCGGGTCACCGGGGACCATCGGCATCGCGAGGCACTGCTCGTCGCCATCGGGCACCGGGATCGAGAGCAGGTCGTGGATGTAGCTGACCGGGATCGTGTTCATGCCGGAGTTGACCAGCATGTGCATCGACTGGGCCACGTTGTACATGTCCGGCTTGTTCTCGACGCGGATCCGGAACTCGGGCGTGTAGAGCGCGGCGTCGTCGCGGCCGAAGTTCCGCTCGATCATCGGCGCGATGAGCTGTTCCCGAAGCGCCCCGGCGATCTCCACACCGCGAGCGAAGGACCTCGCGATCGTCACGTCGTGGTGGACCTGGGCGGATGCCCTGGAGCCAGTGTTGCGCTGGACGTCGGTCCCCTGGGTGGCGCCGAGCACAACCTTGCTGATCTCGCGGGCGGCCCAGTCGACGAGGAACTCGTGGGGGCTCGTGGAGGTCGCGCTCGAGTACGACTGAACGAACTCGATCGACGCGCCCTCGGGGAGGGCGGCCCAGGCAGCGTTGCCGGCGTTCCGGAGGGCGGCCACGACGCGGCGCTCCATCTCGGGATCGCCAGGCGCGAACTTCCCGGTACGGAACGGCATCCCGAAGAGCTCGACGAACCGGACCCACCACTGGGGACCGAACACCCGGATCATGTAGGGGCCAATACAGCGCCGGAGGACACCCCGACGGGCGGGGTTTGCGACGTGAGATTCCGCTACGAGGGTCACGATGCGTGGCCCGAGGGTGCTGACGTCGACGAGGTATGAGGCGTCCCCCGACACCTGGAGGGCGAGTGAAGTGGACGAGGGCCGATACCGGAGCCTCTGGGGGAAGATCGGGGTGAGGCTCTTGAGCCTTTCGCGCCCGCCAGTCGCTTTGCCGGCGACCGCGTCGACTTCCAGCCCGGAAGCTCCCCGCCAGAGGCCGTCGGCTAGACATCCGATGGCCTTGTCGATTCTGACCGAGGGGCTGAAGAGCTGCTCCTCGGTGTACTTTGCGATGTCGGTAGCGCGGCGACCCGCGCGAGTCTTCCTGCCGCTGGCCCCGCGCACATCCGGCGGGTACGGCAGGATGTCCAGCCGGGCGCCGGTCAGGTAGTCGGTGGCCTTGGCGAGCTCGCCGTCGAGGTGCCCATCGCGGGCCCGCATCTCGTCGTAGAAGGCGTTGAGGTACCGGGTGTCCCCGTTCTCGGCGTTGAGGATCCAGCCAAGGACCTGTTCGGGCGTGATGTTCTGGCCGGTGCGAACCTGGGTGCGATCGTTGACGGACTCGACCCAGATGCGGCCAGGCTCGACCTTCTCGTCGCCGGCCCGCGCCTGCTTCTTCGCTGCGCTGGCAACGGCTGCCTTCTTTGACGGAAGGCCGGCCTTCATCTTCACAGGCATCCGAACGCTCCGTTGCTCGTCATCGTTTCGCCAAAGATCGGGTCGGACGAGCCGTCACGACGCGGCTTGACGCCGAGACCGTGGTTGGCAAGTGCCAGCGAGATCACGCAGTCGTCGTGGTAGCCGTCGGCGGCGTCGTAGGTGAGGTTGCCGAGTGCCGTGACCTTGTACTCGTACGCCTCGAGCTCGTTCAGGAGTACCTGGATGAGCGGGTACTGGATGTGCTGCTGCTCGATCGCGACGACCAGCTTCTCGATCAGCGGTCGCTTGGACGTCGGCGAGAAGATGAAGGGCTCCAGCGAGAGGCCCATTCGCTGCATCTCTTCGACGTTCGGGTCACCAACTCCGGAGGCGTCGACGATGCACCGCGCGTTGTTGTAGCGGCGCGCCACGTCGGCGATCCGCTCGCGCTGTACGTACCAGGGGAGACCGTGGAACCTTGCGAAGTAGACGAGCCTGCGCGTCCGGCGCGAGAAGACCGTGATGACCGTCCAGTCGTGCTTGCGCGCCAGGTCGACGCCCATGACGTAGCTGAGGCCGAAGATCGGGTCCTCTGCGACGGCCTCGTCCTTGCGCCAGTCGAGCTCGGTCTCCCAGATGCAGGCCCGCGGGTCCCGGAACACGCCCGCGCCGTCGTCCATGACCTCGGCGTTGTAGAGAGCCCTGAAGACTCGCTCGGGGAGGATGCGCCTTGCGTCCTCGACGTCCTGGGGGTTGACGTACGGGCTCGCCGAGGTCGGCATGGTGACGAAGCCGTAGGTGGGCTCCGACCCCGACTGGGCGCGCTTGAACTCCCGGATTGCCCAGTGCTTGCCGCTGCGGTCGGTGTTGAATGCGATCTTGAGGCGTCCGCCGGTCGCCGTGACCGTTGAGCGGACCGCCGGGAAAACTCCCTCGGGCTGTCGCGTGGCCTCGTCCACGAAGACGCGGTCGAACGCCTCACCGTAGATTGCGTTGTAGTTGTCGCCGGAGAAGCAGACCAGCTTGCCGATCTTGCCGTTGGTCGTGAGCGAGACCTCGATGTCGAGGTGCGGGTTCTCGCGGAACTTGGCGTACCCGTGGGACTCCCAGTTGACGAGGTAGCCCTTGATCAGCTCCCAGCCGGTGCGCGTCCTGAGGTTCCAAGGACCGACCCAGGCGACTCGCTCACCCTGGAGGAGTCCCTCCAGGCACCAGAGCGATCCCCCGACCGTCTTCCCCGTCTTGGTCCCCGCCCCGATCCACTGGATCCTTTCCTTCCCGTCCAGGAGCCTCGCCTGGTCCTCCGAGACCGGGGGCCTCGAGTAGGTTGGTAGATCCTCCGACGAGCTCGGCGTCGATGACGGGCTGTCGGTCGATTCGAGCGTTCCCGATGTTGAGGGTGAGTCGGAGCGGCTTCCCTCCTCCGGCGTCGTCGTTCCTTTGAGCAGCTCGTCCATAACCCTGCTCGTAAAGGAAACGGAAGGCGTCCCATCGGACCTTGGGGTCTTCTGACTCGAGGAAGGACGTCGCAAGTTGCTCGAGGCGGCCTTCGAGTAGTGCCCTCGCGAGCGCCGCGCCGCGGTCTCGGGCACCGGTGTCATTGGCTTTCCGCTTCCCAATCGCCACCGACCCCCCAAAAACAAGAAGCCCCCGCGGGTTGCGGGGGCGATGCGGTCTAGCCGCTGCTCGGGAGAATGTGGTGCCGCTAGGGCAGTTTCGCCACCAGTACCGGCGCAGGTCCTGCGCGTCTTGGGTCGGCCACGTATCTGACCTCCTCCTCCGACCGGTCCCGCTCGTACCTCCGGTCGATGCGTTCGATCGGGGGATCCCAGGACGTCACCCGCTCCTCGGTCCAAATGACGTGGGCGCAGCAGCGGCATCGGCGAGCCCGACCGACACAGTCGAGTTGCCCGACCGAGCTGATCGTGTTGAAGCGCCGCCCGCTGCACTTGGGACACCGGAAGGCGAGCTTCCGAATGGGGCGACGCCTGCCCTTCATCCCACCGTCCCGGCGTCGAGCTGGGGTGACGTTGCCCGAACCGGCGCCCGCGCGAAGCGCTTCATCATCTCCTCGCGGGTCTCCTCGCTCAGCGGCTTGTGGTGGCGCCAGGTGTCGGGGGTGAGGTCGGCTCTGACGCTGGAGCCTCCGAGACCGAGCCGCACCTCCTCCTCCCTCGCCAGGCCGTCCACCGCGGCCCCGGCCTCGCGCTCGATCGCGGCACGGTGCTGGTCCTCGAGGATTCCCAGGTAGACGCGGAGGTCCCCGATGGTGTCGAGGATCCCCTCGTTGTTGGCGGCGCGGGCCAGCCCGAGCGTCTGGAGCCGGCTGATCTTCACGCCGATCAGGGTGGCGGTGGCCCGGCGGCGGTCGTCGGTCGGGAGTCCCTCGCAGAGCCGGTGCGCGAACTCGGCGCTGAACTGGAAGTTCTCGTAGGGGTCGGTGCCGGGCGCGTAGTCGGCCGCCTTGCGCTCGTACGTGCCGGCGTCGTTCCTCAGGATCTCGGGGACGTTGCTCTTGCTCATTGCTCCTCTCGTAGATCTCCGAATCGAGTGAGCGAGTCCGCCCACCCGAGGGTTACCTTTCCGGTGGCCCCGTCTCGCGCCTTCGCGACGATCACGTCACAGAGGCCACGCCCGTCGTCGCCGTAGTAGTCGGGCCGACTCAGGAACAGCACCGAGTCAGCGTCTTGCTCGATCGCCCCGGACTCCCGAAGGTCCGAGAGCTGGGGCTCCTTGTCGGCTCCACGCTGTTCAACGCGCCGGCTGAGCTGGGCGAGGGCGACCACCACGACGTCCAGGTCTCGCGCCAGTGCCTTCAGCCCGCGGGAGAGTGCCCCGACCTCCCGCTCGCGGTTCTCGTTCCGTCCCTGGGACCGCGTTCCCATGATCTGGAGGTAGTCGACGAAAACGACGTCGAGCCCGGTGGTCCGCGCCATCCCGGTGGCCTTGGCCCGGAGCTCGACGACGGTCATCGCGGACGAGTCGTCAATCCAGAGCGGCCACTGCTCGAGCCAGGCGGCGCTGACGTAGAGGGCCCGCCTCTCCGCCCGCGTGAGGACCCCGGCCTTGATCCGGGAGCCCTCGACGCCGGTGACCGACGACTGGAGCCGGCGGATGACCTGGGGGCCACCCATCTCCAGAGACGCGAACAGGACCTTGTAGCCGCCGCGGGCCTGAGCGAACGCCTGGTGAAGGGCGAAGGCCGTCTTGCCCATTCCGGGCCTGCCGGCCACGACGATCAGCTCGCCGCGGGAAAAGCCCATCGTGAGCTTGTCGAGGTCGCGGAAGCCCGTCGGCAGTCCCGCCAGGCCGGTCGCACCGAGCCGCCCCCTGGCGCTCCTGACGTTCGCGTGGGCCAGGGCACCGGCCCTCTCGGCGCGCCTCGCGGAGCCTCCCGATAGCCCCGCCAGAGCCTCCTGGGCGGCCTCCAGGACGTCAACGGCATCCCGTGCCGACGTTGCCCCTGCCGCCACCCTCGTGGCCGTCTGGGCCATCCTACGGCGCAGCGAGGCGTCCCGGACCTGGTGCGCGTAGTGGATAGCGTTCTGGACGTCCGGGACGTCGTCCAGAAGCGCCGCCAGATACCCGACCCCGCCAGCCCTCTCGAGCATCCCATCGCGCTCGAGCTCGTTCGTCAGGATCACGAGGTCAACCGGGCGTCCCTTCTGGGACAGACCAACCAGGGCCCGGTAGATGACCTCGTGAGACTGCTCGGCGAACTCGGACCCCTCGAGGATCTGGACGACGTCGTTGATCTTGGCCGGGTCGATGAGGAGGGCCCCCAGAAGGGAGCCCTCCGCCCGAACCCGACTCGTGAGGTCCGGAGCTACCACCGAGCGATCTCGACGACGTCCTTACCGGTAGAATGCCAGATGGTGACATCACCGGGGTCCGGCGACTTCACCTTGATGTGTGTCAGCGGCACCCACTTGCCGTCCATACCATCGACCTCGAGCCGACAGGCACCGCGCTCCGAGACGAGCCGAATGGTGTCGAAGCCAGGGGTACCGTTCGCGCGCGCCAGGAAGCGCTTCTCGGCATCCTTGCCGACGAGCTCGGCCTCACGCTGGAGGATCTCGAGCCTGGCGGCCTCCTCCTTCTTCTTGGCCTCCCGCCTCTCCGTCGCGGCCTTCGCCGCCGCGACTCGCTGCTCACCGCACCAGACGTCGTACGTGTAGTCGGAGGTGACGTTGGGGGAGAGACGCTGCGGCGGCTTGACGAGGAAGCCGCGCGACGGCACCCCGTTGAAGATCCGTGTGTCGACGTTCACGCACCCCATGCCGCCCTTCGAGAGGAACTTCACGGCCGGGAAGTACTCCTCGGCGAAGGTCGGCCCGCAAAAGTGGGTACCGGGCGCGATGTACATGGCCGTGTCGCCGATCTTCCACTCGTCGGAGCGCTCGACGGTGAAGAGATCCCCCTCGATCGGGATCATCACGAGGTTGTCGAGGGTCGGGTGCGGGATCTTCGCCTTCACCACGAAGGTGAAGCCGCTGGGCTTGGTGGTGACGCTGGTGTACTTGGGCAACTTGCCCTCCTTTCGCGTGCTGCTGCTGGCCGGGGTCGAGGCAACCTTGCCGGCCGAGTTGATGTAGACGAGGTCGCCAGCCTTGATCGTGCCGACGGCGACGGCGCTCTGGCTCGTATTGGGGCGGAGGCCCGCGGAGCCGAGGAGGAAGTCGGACCGGAGCGGCACGATGTCGCCGTCGACGGTGTTCGCCATGGCAATCCCGATCGGCTGGCTGGTCGGGGTGATCCACGGTGCCTTCTGGGACCGGGGCGTGTTGAACGAGGGGTCGAGGGCCCTGGACTTGGTACCGTCCATCCAGGTCGCACCGGTACCTGGGGTTCGCCCCTCGTCGACCCACCCGACGGTGTCGCTCCACCGGTACCGGTGCCAGCCCCTGTTGACGGTGTAGATGTCGCGGACAGACTCGGGCGTCATGCCGCCTCCCCAAAGATCGCCCGCTGGAGCTGATAGACCACGGACTCCTCCTTCTCTCGGCTCCACGTCGGGCAACGCTCGGCGGCCTCGCCCATCTCCATCAGGAGGGCGTGGAGCATCTCGTGGCCGGCGTCGACGAGTAGCTCCTTGTGGGAGCGCTTCCACGCGGCCTTGGCGTTAACGATCACGTTGAAGGCGTTAGCATCGTCGAGGCCCCTGCCCGTCCTGGAGATGGCGATGATCGCCCCGTCCGCCATGTCGGACTCGTTGGCGACCTCGACCTGGATGTTGTAGCGGACGCCCAGGCGCTCCTGGGCATCGTTGATGGCCTTCAGGACCCGCTTGACCGTGTAGGACTCGGTCTTTGTCACGTCAGTTGACGACGGCTTCGCCGGCCGGGGTGATGCGCACCCAGATCCACCACTCGGCCCCGGTGGAGCTGTCCCACCGGTGGACGCGCAGGTAGCGCTCGGTGATGCGCTTCGTGGCGGTGGTGACGTCGGTGGCGCCAGGCTCCGCAACGACCGTCGTGTCGACGGGCCCAGGCGCCGGCTCACCCGTGGGGAGCGTCGCCACGTTCGTGGGTGCGTCGTACGACCTGTGCATCTCGAGCGCGGGCACGCCCGGTCGTTCGAAGAGCCCGTGCTCGCACCAGATGTTGGGGCAGGGGAAGTTGCCGCTGTGGTCGCGGTAGCAGGGGCGGATGTTCGCGCTCACGCTCTGATCTCCATTCCGTTGACGACGCACCGGTAGGAGCGCCGGAAGTGAACGGGGGTCACCGCGAAGGCGTTCCCCCCGCCGAGCTCGTAGTCGAGGATGACGAGCCCCTGGTTCCAGTTCGGCCGCATGCGGAGCCACTCCGGCGTGCGGTTCTGGAGGTGCCCGCACTCCGTCCAGCTCAGCTCGGCCCCCTCGGTCGTGAAAGAGAACGTCCCGAGCCGATGAGTATGGCCAGACGCGCCGCTCACCATCGTGGCCATCAGCTCGGACTTGGCCGACTGCCCCGCGTCCTTCCGAATGTGGCTGCCGTGGGTAACGATGAAGGCCGGGTTGACGTGATACGTCGGTCGCAGTCCGCCGGTGAAGCCGAAGCGCTTGAGGTCCATCAGCCCACCGAGGTCGAGGGCGCCAACGAGGGCCGGGTTCTTCCAGATGAACCGCACCAGGCGCTCCTCGTGGTTGCCGATGATCTGGATGCGCTCCGTCTTGCGCGGCAGCACGCTGTCGAGGCGCTCGTAGAGTTGGTGCTGCAGGTCCAGCTCTCGCTTCACCGAACCGATCGCGATGTCGGGGTTGTTGTCGAACCGGCTGAGCCCGTAGAAGTCCAGCACGTCGCCGAGCTGGATGAACAGCGACGGCCGCACGGCTGCGGTGACCCGAAGAGCGAGGAGAATCGCGCGGTCGTCCTGGTCACCCAGGTGGGTGTCCGGCCAGAGGACCGCGCGTCCGTAACGCCCAGCGGGCCCATCCGGGGCCGGCGGCGCGGTCGCCCAGATGGGTTCGCTCACCTAGTTCGAGGCCTTGTGGCGGCCGACCGGGCGCATCGTCACGCCGGCCCGCTTGAGGGTCGCGTACACGGCGGTGGCGCTGACGCCGACCTTGGCCGCGACCTGGCCGATCGAGAGCCCCTTCTTGGTGTAGAGGTCGATCCGACGGTTGGTGTCCTTGACGCTGAGCTTCTTCACGAGATCTCCTTCACGACCACGACGATGCGCGGTCGGTGTTTGTCCACCGCCACAATGTGGCGTGGGGGTTGCGGTACGAACTTGCGGTTGTCGTTGGGGATCACGCCGGCTTCGACGAGCCCGTCAAGGATGAATTTCTGGCCAGCCGTCAGGTTGTCGGCGTCGCGCCGGATGTCGCGCTCGAACCAGTAGATCTCCACCTGGACGGGCCCATCGAACTTGCCCTTCCCGCGGCAGGCGTCGGCGCATCTCTTCGTGAGCCGCTTCTTCTCTGCGGCGGCGCCAAACCTGTTGCTGCGCGCGGACCCGAGCATCTCGTTGAGCCCAGGGAGGCGCCCGTCGAGCTCGAACTGAATCACATGACCTCCAAGAGACCGGACCCGATTGCCTTGTTGACGGCAGACTCGGCTGTTGCCCGGCTCCGCTTGGTGACACGCTCGACGGCGCGGATCAGCTCTTCCTTCGGAATCGACTGGGCAGCCTTGGATCGGATGAAGAGGTCCAGGTCATCCGTTACGCGAGCCGCAGCCGACGGGCTTACCCTGACGCTCGAGCCCGGCGTCACGGGGGCTCTGCGCTCGAACCCCACGCTAAAGCCGTCCTTGCACACGCACTTGACGACCCCTCCTTTCGTCTTGATGTGGCCGAAGCCGAGGCATCGGTCGCACCTGTTTCGTTGGGCACTCACCTCACGGGCCGCCGCAGCGAGCAACTCGTCAGTCCCCACGATCTCGGCGAATACGAGGTCCGAGTCGTCGGTAGCGCATAGGCCGTCCTCGCCGAGAAGCGCGCCGCACTCCTCACAGTTCACTCGGCCCACCGACTGACGGGACGGTTCTGCTGGCGGTCGAACCACCCGATCAGGAAGCGCCGCATCCCCTTGGCAGTCTTCCGGCGCGACGGGTTGTTGATGAGCCACTCGCGTGCCCGGCGAAGCTCCCTCACGAGGTCCAGGGCCGGGTAGAGGTCGCGTACCGAGTCGACGAAGTCCGAGTGAACCGGCACGGTCTTCTGGGCGCCTGCAGCGTCGAGCTCTACCACCAGGATCGAGCCGGCGGCCCCGCCGAGGCTCACAGTGGTGTCACGCTCCGGCGTCGCGAACAGCTCCCCCTCGGCCGGCTCCGGGAACTCCTCCGCCCTGCGGAAGATCTTCTTAGCGCACAGCTCCTCCATCACCTTTCCGGTGCGGTCTGGGGACCACGAGAACGGGAGCCTCCTGGCCAGGTCCTCGTGGTCGAGCGGTATCCGGTTACCGAGCTTGCTAGTAAGCAGCCACAAGTAGGGAAGTGCGGCCTTCGCATCGTCGCTCAGCTCGTAACGGAGCCAGTCCTCCGAGAGGAGGTCCACGTAGAGCTTGATGTGAGGAGCGCCGCGCACCCCCTTGTGCCGTAGCAACTCGGCATAGTGGCTCACGCTTACGACTCCAGCGACTTCGCGAGCTTCTCGAGCCTGCTGGCTCGATCGACCAGGGCCGACGCCTGCGCCAGCAGAAGGTTGGCGGCCCCCTGAACGAGCGAAGCCTTCTTCGCCAGGCTGAACCCGGAGCCCACGCTCACGACCGGGTAGCCCGCCTCGTTCAGCTCGGCGACGGCACGCCTCACCTCTTCCGAGAACATGTGGATGTTGGCGAGATCCCGTCGCGTCACGGGATGGTCCATGCGAGAGAGCGTGTCGAGGATCTGGTCCGCGGACTTGGTCAGTGCCACGTCGCTCACTTCTTGTCGCCCCCCAGCTTCTCGTCGAGGAGGCCGAACTCCCGTCTGAGCTCGAGCAACTTCCGCGCCGCTATGATCTGCTGCTCCGCGAGCACCGCAGACTGCTTGCGAACGTAGGCGACCACCAGCCCGACGCCGAAGAGAATTCCGAAGACGAGCGAGATGACGTTGCTGGCGGCCCACAGGAACGTCTGAAGAGTCGTCACGGGATGACCCTCCACTTCCTGATCTCGTACGAGATGTTCTTGACCTTGCCGACCGTCACGAAGTCGGGGCCGACGAACGTCACCTCCCAGCGATCGTTCGCGGCGTCGACGACGACCTGGCCGGGGTGGACCCAGTCGATCTTCTTCGGCGGGCCGTAGGGCTGCTCGAGCCCCAGTGTATCGGGCATCTTCTCCTCCGTCAGTAAGGCGATGGCAGCCTTGGCCGCCGCCAGCGAGAAAAGAGCGAGGGTGGCGTACTCGATTGGGTGCGCGAGGGCCCACTCGGCAGCCACCCTCAGGAGCTCGGGGTTCACTCGACTAGGTCCGGGTAGAAGCCGGCGTCGAAGTAGGCGAGGAAGTACTTGAACTCGCGCGGAGTCCTCACCTTGATCAGCCGCTCGCCATCTCGACGCCTAGACACTGGATTACCGGCGTCACCGAACACATCCCAGTAGCGCGCCAGCGGGGCCGCTCCGGCCAGGAAGTACGTGTCCTGGGCATCGACCCACACGGCACCGGTGGCGCGGCACACCGGATCTCTTGACGATGTCAGACGAACCCCCTGCGGCAGGTCGTCGAGCGGCTTCATATTCAGCGCCACTCGATACCTGTTGACCAACACCAGGGCACGGCGCCTGGCATCGGCCGCTAGCGGGTTCGTCACTCCGCCACCAGCTCCGGGATCTTCCCGTTGTCGAACAGCTTGACGAAGCGCGCGACCGGGCTCGACTTGTAGAAGTAGGAGCCCGACACGGATGGATTCTCCTCGCTCTCCGGCTCGCGGAGCTTCCCGAGGAGCGCCGGCCGCTTCTTCTCGATCACCTTGACGAGCTCGTAGCTGTCGACGGTCAGGCCGGACTTGATGACCTCGATGCCGGGGACGTCGATTCCGCGCGCCAGCGGGCACGAGTCGACCATCGCGATGTCGCCCTTCGGGAGCTTCTTGAGCGGCTTCTTCCGGAACAGCCGACGGATGTCGTTGACGAGCCCCAGGACTTCCGCCGTGTCCACACTCTTGGCCATGATTCCTCCAGTAGTTGCGTTGCGAGAAGGGGCGCCGGAGCGCCCCCGCTACGACGACGGCTAACCCTTAGCCCAGGGCTCCGGCTCGCTGGTCTTCGCGACCGAGCTCGGATCGAAGGCCTCGACGGCCGCCTCGACGGCCGCCAGGTTCGTGAACGGCTTCCCCTCGTTCCTGGTGCCGGACTTGCCCACCGTGGTGGTGAGGCGGCCCCGGAACTTCCGTCCGGCAGCCTTCGGGAGGTCGATGGACCCACGGTCGCCGGGCAGCGACTCCTCCTTGAGGCCGACGGCGTCGAGGAGCGCCAAGAACTTCCCGCCGCCGAAGCTGTTGGTGATCTCGAAGCGCTCGAGGTGGACGCGACCCTCGTGCTCGCCCTCGTCGACCTGGAAGGCGCCGAGAATGAAGGGCTCACCGGAGCCCTCCTTGAACTTCTCCTGAAGGGACTTGATGGTGAAGACGTAGTCGCCGGCCGGCGGCGGGTACCCGAGGCTGGCGGCGGCGACCTTGGCGGCGGAGAGGTTGGGGATGATCATGCTACTGGTTCTCCTTCTCGAGCTGTGCCGCCAGGCTGTCGGCCTTGGCGACGGGTTTCGGGGCACGGGCCTGGAGGAGCCCGTAGAAGTCACGCTTCTGCTTTGGGTCGGTGATCAGAGCGGCGTCGCTGATCCCGAACCGGGCGATCACCTCGCGATACGCCTCCTGGCCGATACGGTCGCACTGGCGGAAGACCGCCTCGAGGAAGGCCTCGTCGCGCGGCGGGGCCGGCGCTTCCACGGGAGCCGGCGGCTCTTCGGCGCGCTCGCTAGCTACCGGCTCGGCCGACGTCAGGGCACCGACCTGGATCGCCGAGCGCTTGTCGGCCCACTCCCGCAGGATGCCACCGAGATCACGCCCCGGCCTCAGGAAGGTGACGCCGTCGAGGGCCCGGATGCGGGTCTTGGAAGCCACCGCGTTGTGGTCGCGGTCGAGCGTGAGGTTCACGGTGAACTCGTACTCGATGCCGTCCCGGAAGATCGGGGCCATGCCCACCTTCCGCGGGAACTGCTTGCCGCGATCGTTCGTCTCCATCACGTACTCGGTCTTGGTCCTGAGTGTCGTGATGATGTGGCAGGGACTCGCGAGGATCTTCTCGACGAGGGCGTTGTGGAGGGGCGTCACGTCCCGCCAGGCCGTGTAGGAGTTGCCCGACTCCTTGGCCGCCTTCGCGTGAATGGCCAGGGTCCCGTCGTATCCCGCCCAGGCGTGGGTCAGGGAGTCGACCACGATGACGTCGGCACCGTCTCGTTCGGCGGCGACGATCGCGTTGATGTAGGCCTGGGGATGGTAGGTCGCGAGCTCGAGGTAGTTCTCGGCGGCCCACGGGAAGTCCTCGTCGTAGAGCAGTGCCGAGCCATGCTCTGTGTCGATGACGCGACGACGCTCCCCCAGGGCCTCCGCTAGGGCGAGGGCCGTCCAGGTCTTGCCGGCGCCCGAAACCCCCTCGAGATTCAGGCGGAGGCGCCTTGGGCGCTTGGCCGCGCTTCCGAACTGGAACTGCTGTTCCACGCTACTCCTTACTGCTGTCGGTGAACGTTGGAAGAAAACGACGGTGCCCCTTCGTGACGATCGTGTGCCGCTTCACCACCTCCTCGTAATTGCCTCCGTCGCGGAGCTCCTGGGCAACCTTCTCCCAGTCGGTCGTCGACGAGTCCTTCGTCCGCTTGTAGGTGATCGTCCCCCAGGTGCCGTACAGGCCGGTTCCCTCGCCGATCGCATTAGCGATCTTCGCTTTGAGGTCATCGTAAGCCTGGGTACGGGTGCCGGCGAGGTGGAGTTTCCGGAACTCGTAAATCCACCCGCGCTCCTGGTCCGTAGGTTCCCTCATGGGACCGACCGCCGGCATACCGTCCAGCCAGAGCCCGGCCGCCTGGGTCGCGGTGATCGGTGGCACCTCGTCGCCCACCATGTAGCGGTCCCACCAGTCGCGAGCTCGACCGTAGACGGCATCCCGAAGTCTCGGCGGAATGTCGAGGCGGAGATGTCGGAATTCGAGCACCGGACCCCCGAGGAGGACACCGTAGCCGGCCCAGTTCCGACCGGTCACGATTGCCTCCCAGACGTTCTGGAGGGCATACTCGTCCGGGACCTGGTCAGATCCGGATGGCCCCCATCTCCACACCTGCTTTGAGCCGGCCGTCTTGCCACTGTACAATCCATCGGTACCGATCAGGCCGTCGGGCGTCGCACACATCCACGGCTCCGGACCTGGAATAGTCCTGTCGAACCACTCGACGGTGTGGCCGGTAGCACGCTCGTAGAGGGCAGCAACCCCTAGCTGAACGGCCGTTCCGATGGCGAGGTGGCCGGTCGATCCCGGCAGCTCCGGTGCCCGCTTCAGAAGACCCTTCTTCGACGCCCAGACGTCCCAGCCGCTCCTGTACTTCGACCTCCCCAGGATCGGGCCGATGTCGGAACCCGACAGGGTCCGGGACCGCATCTCGTCGTCGCGCCCGGTATCTGCGAGCAGGCTAGCTAACCCACCCGCAAGGCCGACCACTGGAGTAGGGATTGACTTACCAACGGGATCGGCATATATTCCGCTTGCGTCATTCACGTCGGGCATAACACCATGGTAGCCCGATACCGAGTTAGCAGTCAAGCGAAAAACAGACAGGAGATCGAGAAACATGGCGACCGCAGCCCCCCCACAGAAACCCGGACCCGACCGCAGCGACCTGCGCGGCCAGATCGGCGTTCGACTTCCCGAGGACCTCGAGATCGCGATCCTGAGGTTGCTCCAGAGCGAGAACTCGAAGCGGTTCTACCCGATGACCCTCAGCGACCTCACGAGGATCGCCCTCATCGAGTATGCCAACAACCGCGGCTTCAAGGTGGAGGACACCGAGCCGATCGGCCGGGACGCTCCGGTCCCGGCGAGGCGGCGCGGCCTTCGGTGACGTTCTCGTATCGGGACGGCGTTGCCCACTTCGACGTTCGCCCCCAGGGTCGGCGCGGACCCCGCCGACGCCTGACGATCGAGGCCCCCACGAGGGACGAGGCCGTCGCCAGGTACGAGGCATTCCAACGGTCGCTCCTTCTGGCGCCCCCACCCACCTCGGTCGCGGTCGCCGGCACGACGCCGCTCCTCCGGGACTACCTGGACGAGTACTGGAAGCGCCAGGCACTGAGGGTGTCGAAGAAGACCGCCGCCGCTGACGAGCCGCGCCTGGAGCGGATCAAGTCCGCCTCCATCGGCTCGCTGAGGCTCCACGAGGTCAACCAGGCCACGGTGCGCGACTTCGCCGCCGCTCTGAAGGCGTCCGGACGTGCGCCGGCCACCATCAACAACTACCTGAGCCTCCTTCGGAAGGTCCTCCGCGACGCCCACGAGCGGGAGATCCTGCCGGCCATGAAGATCAGCCGCTGGCCCCGAGAGGTCGAGCAGCCGCTCGAGCTCGAGCTCACGCCCGCCGAGCGGAAGCGCCTGATCTGGGGAACCGGGCCCGACGCCCGCGATCGCTTCTTCGAGCTCGCCGGGCAGGAGTCCGGCTGGGGTCCGAAGGGGCTCGCCGGCTACTGGGACCGCTACCTGGCCTGGTGCCGCTTCCTCCGGATCGCCCTCGAGACCGGCATCACCCTCGACGACCTCCGAACGCTCACCTGGGCCAGCATCGGCCCCCACGAGATCCGCCTGAGGCGCTCCAAGACGAACGTCGAGGCCGTCATCCCCATCACAGCCCTGTGCCGGGAAGCCCTCGAGGCCTGCAGGGCCGCCGCCCTCCACCCGCGGCTGGTCTGCGTGACCCCCGACGGCGAGCCCTGGAGCCAGATCACCATCCGCCGCTACTGGGCAATGGCGAAGCGCCTGGCCAAGATCGGCCGCCGGCTCCGCTTCCACGACCTCCGCCACTCCCTGGGGTGCCGGCTGGCCGAGGCGGGCTGCAGCGACGCCGACATCGCGAAGGTCCTGGGCCACGCATCGACGAGGGCCACTGCCCGGTACCGCCGGGTGGGCCCCCAGTCGACGAAGCGGGTGGCCGAGGCGCTCGCTAGGACGGCCTGACGAGCCTGAGGCGCGCCGACGCCACGGCTCGGGCCTCCGGGCTCATCTTCCGCCTGACGTAGAGCCGCAAGAGCTCCGCCACCTTCCCCAGGTCCCTCGGGCTGAACTTGACCGTGACCTCGTCGTCCCCTAACTGGTGGACCACGCCCAGGGCCATGAGCCTGGTCCTCACCGTGGACCTGGACCTGTCGGTGTAGGCGAGGAGGAGGTCCCCGCCGTAGGGCCACACCCTGCCGTAGGGGCCCCTGAGTTCCAGGTTCCAGGGGTCGACGGGGCTTCCGGGGACGTGATCCTCCGACGGGAACACCCGGAACCGGTCTCCGGCGATCTCGCGGAGGTCCAGGCATCCAGGCTGACCCGCCCTCGAGACGAGCACAGCGGGCAAGGAGGCGCGATCGTGGGTCGGTGAAGGGGTAGGCAAGGGGTCACTCCTTTCGTGGCGTTTTAGGGCCGTTTAAGTGGCTTCCTACCGAGCGAGCGACCTAGCGTGCCACCAGAGTACCACGGTCGGCTACCAGGGCTCGCGCGCGGTAGAATAGGAACAGGAATAGGACATGGGCCTAGTCCCAGTCCTTGTCCTAGTTGTAGACGAAGAAGATATAAGAAAGGCACTTATATACTTATTGCGCAGAGCTACGCGAAAACGCCTCGAAGCTGCAGCGAACGGCGTCTCAAGCAAGCATCGTGCCAACACACTTACGGGCGAGCGGCGGCGCCCCCAGGCGCAAGCCGCGCAGCCCCAAAGTGCTTGTGGGCTAGCTAGATGACCGTCCACGAACGTCCACGCTCGGCGCGCCTCCGGGCCACGTAAGTGGTTGTGGCGGCAGCTCCCCAGGTTAGAGCGCAGGCCTGTCACGCCTGAGGTCGCGGGTTCGAGCCCCGTCGGCCCCGCCA